TTATGCACTCCTGAGCTTGAGAACGTTGGTAGCATCTCCGGTGTCACTCCGGTAAAACGCCCCTGGCACGATTGCCTCTATTTCGTCGATGATGCCCTCGATCCCGGCCAGGCACTTGTCCAGATAGGCCGGGTCGAAAGGCGCGTAGATGTCGGTGGTGCTGCTGATCGGCCGATGGCCCATTTGCACCTCGAGCTGGTCGGTCGGAACGCCGCGGGCAGGATCGCGCAGCAGCTGGGCTATCGATCGACGGATCAGTTTCTGCCCTGACTCCCCTTCGCCTGGGAGGTTGAGCGCGGTCGCCATGCCTTCCCAGGACTTCCGAATACTACCGACGGTGACATAGGGGCCCTTGGTCTTGGCGACCGTCTTGATCTCGTGGACCAGCTGGTGTGGGCACCGGACGATCGCGCGATACTTCTTGGTCTGCCGGCGGCCCTTGGGATTAAGCGCGATCACGGCGCGACTGGCATTCCATTGCTTGCGTTCTGGATCGGTGGAAAAGTCATAGACCGCATCAGGCCGTGCGACGGTCGCTACCGAGAAGCGCAAGAATCGCAGCAGTGGAACACGCGCCTTGGCGACCCGGATCTGATCGTCCGGTGTAAACTCGCGGTTTCGTGCCAAGGCGAAGTTGAACATGGCCGCCAGTTCCTTGATGTCGCTGCGGTGTGTGGGCACCACGTTGACGTCGCGGGTGGGGATCGGCCTGAACTGTGCGCGCTGGGTCGTGTCGTGGCGGCTGAAGGCGAGATTGATGGCAGCGGCGAGCTGGATGACAGAATTCTCGATCGTGCTCTGCGCGCGCGCTCTCTGCCCGCCGTTCTCGAACAGGATGGGCTGCCTTGCCATCCACGCACGAAACTGCTCGATCCAGGATTCGTCTACGTCCTCGCAGGCGACGTTCGGCTTTGCCAAAGTGCCGAGGTAGTTGACCACATGCGCCAGCCGGGCGCGGATCGCTTCCTTCGATTCCCGCTTGTCGCCGACCAGCAGCAGATAATTGGAGATGGCGGTTGCCACTAGGAAGCCTTGCCCGCGCTGGCTGACGTGCCCGCAGGTGGGGCAGACGGCGACGCCTTGGGTTTCCTCGAGATATTTTGCATCGAGCGCTTTCCGCGCGGCTTCGTCATCGACAGTGCCCGTTGAAGCGCTTCGGTTGCGTCCTCTTGCTGAATCGTACCAGAAGATGGTGAGGTAGGGGCTCCGGAGATCACCGTTAGCTTTTCGGTCCCAGTCGAGCTTGAAGTCACCTCGTGCATAGAGGCCCTTCTTCGCGCCGCGAGTCTTTGGTCTGCCTGCCACTTCAACGCTTTCGTGGCCGCCTCACCCAAGACCCGGAGCGCGCCCGATGCGGCCAATACATCGAGGTCATCCAGCGTCAACATCATCCCCCTGCCCGTCTCCTGGGCACGGCAAATCCGTCGATTGAGCTCAGATACGTCCTGTGGGAGCATGTTTGTCAACGGGCCGACTCCTGCATGCCGGGACCTACGATTCGGCGGGAATCGGAGACTGGCGGAAATCCGCCATTCACCGGACCTTCACCGGACGAAGATATTTTTTGCTTTTGAGGCTTAGACCCTGGTGAAAACGTCATTTGAGCGACGGGCGCGTCTTCAGATGGCTGGATCCACTCCGCGATTCGCACGTGGTCGGCCAGGCGGTACCCAAGACCGTAAACGCCAACGATCGGGTCGACATTGGAATTGGCGACGCGAAGCTTTGCCCGAATCCGCTTCATGTGCGCATCGATCGAGCGGTCGCAGGCTTCGGAATATTCCCCTTGCGCGACGTCCATAAGGTCGTTGCGTGTTTTGACTACGCCAGGACGACGCGCGAGAGCCTCCAGGATGTTAAACTCGGCCAAGCTGATCGGGATGACGTGCGCGTGCCAGATGACAGCCACCCGCGCCCGGTCGAGGATCAGGGTCTCGATCGGGAGCACGCCATGCCCGCCGCAGCATTCGCAGGTGACGACCTGGATCATGGCAGCACACTTTCTGCTGTTGGCCAGTTCCAAAGACCCTGGCGCCCCTTCATCGGAATTGGTTGGGGCCATTTCTCGATATCGAGCATCGGCCAACCCCAGTTCGCGTGCTCGTTCCGATCGCTGTCGTTGACGTGCTCGAGACCAAACTCTTCGGCGATGTCGATGCCATTTCTCGGCTCGCCGACGATGGCGGTTCCTATTCCAGCGGCAAGGGGAAGGCCGTCTGGCTTCTTAAAGTGATATAGCGGCATCAGGAGATCGAGCGTCGGCTTCTTATGCAGACAGACTTGATCCTCGTACCCCATTTCCAGCAGGTCGACGATGTGGCGAAGTTCCTCGGCCTTCATCTGCCGCGTTGCCGCGTGGATCACGATTCGCTGGCCGATTATCGACTTCGGCGCGCGCCAGCCGCGAAACTCATAGGGTTTGGCACCCTCGATGATCAGCGAAGCCCAAGGCTGCCAGACGGTTAGAACTTTCATACAAACACCCATGTCGCGAGGATCCACCAGAGCAGCTTGCACGCGACATGGATCGCTTGGTCCTGGTTGAAGGAAATCCACTTGCGGCCCTTGCTGTAGTCCGTTCCGGCGTGGATCAGGATTTCGGCGCCGCAAAGCAGCCAGCTTCCCGTGATCAGCTGGACAGCGACTCCATGAATGATCGCGTGATATGCGAGCGCCAGTCGCCAGGATGCGCCAGGCACCAACCGGTTTTTCTGGCGCGACAGGAAATCGCCCTGGAGCGGATAGTCGCACACGGCGTGGGCCGCGATGAGGTAGAGCAGCATCACAGCAGCCGTTCCCCAGCGGCCAACGTGCGATAGTCCTCGGCGATCGCTTCCATGACGCCGATCTGGCGGTCAGCCTGCGCCTGGGTCATTTTGTTGTTAGCAACACGACGCGAATAGACGTGCCGGCGATAGCCGAGCTCGCGCTCGACGGCTTTTAGCTTTTCTTCTGCGGTGAAAGGCGCAATCACGGCGTGATCTCCTGCAGCCGACAGCGCTCCCGGCGACCCCGCATCGTTGCTTCAAGGATCACCGACCGGCCGTCATCCGGATCGCGCAGGCGTTGCACCCAACCTTCGGCTTCGAAGTGATCTACCACCCGTGTGATGACTGGCTTCGACACCTTCATCTTACGTGCGACTTCGCGGACGTAGTGAGGACCGTCCTCATCGCAAACCACGGCGAGGAATGCCAACTGTCGCGTGGTCATATCGATGTAGTTGTTAGATCTGACCCATGCGAGAGCGGTTTTAGCGAGATCCAACATCAGGCCAGCCCCCGCTCGACCATCATCGCGAACGCCTGCAGTTCCTGCTCAATCGCCTCCATCTGCGCCATGTCGTTGGCGGTCGGGTCAGCGCCGGGATCGAGCGCATGGCCCATCATCGCGTTCCACAAGTGCCAGGCACCCGCGAAGAACGCGCAACGCATCTCCCGGCGCTGAGTGTCGTTGGTCTCGCTTGGGATCGCAGCGGCCTCAAGCGACTTCCAGCCCTGCTGGATGATGTCGAATTGCACTTCAGCCATCGTCCTTCTCCAGGTTAACGACGATGATTTCGGTACCCTTGGGCAGCTTTGCGAGAATGGCTTCTAGGTCGGGTTTGGCGATCTTCCCCAGCCACTCGTCCCAAAGCAGATCCGGCCGCGCGAACTCGTGCGTATAGACGTCTCGGCCAAGCAAATCGGTAACGCAGCGATGAAACTCACCAAACGGCATGCACATATTTTCCTGTCTGAGCTGGAAAATCGCGCGCTCCTGATCAGACATCTGCCGCCAACGCTCTTCAGAGCCGAACTGGATCGCTTCGGCGCGGGTAAACTGATATTCAGCCAAGTGACTTGGATCATACATTGGTGCGCACCTCGCCGGCTGGCTCGTAGTACCGGCTCAGCAGCAGGCATTCGCGCATGCCGCCATTCTTCGACAGAATTCCCACGATACAATCGAAGTCGATCGTCGCCAGCGCGTATCCAGGCGAGATCGTTTCGATCAGCTGGAGCATGCGTGCGAACTCTGGAGCGTCCAGGTACCGGATGAAGATACCTACACCGCCGAGGAAGTTGGTCGCCTGCCAGAGACCCTGCTTGCCGCGGATCATATCCCCCGGGCTGAAGCGATGCACCTCGCCCAGCTTTGCAAAGCTGTCCGCCAGCGAGATCCGCGCGGTGGCTTCCTCGACAACCGGGGCTGGCTCTTCGTGCATCTGTAAAAACTGGTCGAACATCAGATTTCTCCCCGCATGAATTCAGGTAGTTCGAAATCAATGTGATCATCAGGCGCCGGCAGCGCGGTGCTCTCCCGATATTCGACAGGACGATAGGGCCTAAGCTCGGTGTACCGCCCGGCATCGCGCGCGATCTCCTCGGAAACGGGGCGAAGGGCGTAGACGGACGTGACGCCATAGAATTCCGTCACAACCTCGTCGTTGGCGCCGTGGATATCGACCCGGAGCATCTTGCCGCCGGCGATCTCCACTTCCCGGACAAACCCAGGGCGCTTGCGATGGCCCATGAGCTCGAGGATAGCCCAGGACTCGAATGGAGGTTCTGTGCTCACTTCGCCTTCCTCCGCGCTTTCGCAGCAGCATGTGCCGCCGGCGTCATCCCATAATCAGGATGGTTCTTAGAGAGATTGGCGGTGGCGACGGGTTCACGCTCGCCTGCCGCGGGGAAGCGTGCGCGCTTATCCGCCATCTTCGCTTTATGGGCTGTCTTGATGTCGATCGGCGAGGTGCCGCGTTGCGCTTTCATAACAAACTCCCTTGGGTCGATTCCGGTGAATTTCTGCGCAGCCATTCGACCGCTTCCTCGCGCGCTTCGCGGTAGGGCTCAGGCTCGCGGCGTACCCTGTTCCAGGTCGCGTAAACCTTTCGCTGCAGATCGAGCGGCAGGCGCTTCCAGTGCGGGAGGCACATCAGCTTGTCTGTCGGACAGTCGATGGTGCATCCTGGAGCGGCGCAGCAGTGGGTCACGACGTCACCAGGTGCCAGGCGGCGGCGAAGAAGAAGGCCGCGAGGGCGATCACAACGAGCAGGCACCCGCACCCTACGTTTTGGACTATGCTCACTGCCTTTGCGGCGGCTTCTTCATCCCGCATCGCCTACGCCTTCCCAGATGATGACGGCGGGCTTGCGAACGTCTTCCATCGCCTCGGTCAGCGCCTCGCCGACGGTCGGCGCTTTCCGCTCAATGCCGAGTACGCCCTTGCGAAACACGATCGCACTGTCGGCCAGGCGCATGTGGATGCGCGGACGGCTATCCATGCCGCCGAGCAGCTCGTTGGGGCCGCGCCTAGCCACGGGCTGCCCTCCCCGCGTCTCGAGCGGCATTCAATCGCGCCATGGCCGCATCGCTACCGCCAGCGTCAGGGTGGGCCTTTCGCGCTTTTTCGCGATAGCGCGCTTCGATCTCATCGATCGATGCGGCCGGCGACAACTCAAGGGTTTGAAACCACTGTTCGGGCGCCGGCAGTGCCTGGTACCCGGTGAATACCTGTTCGACGGTGCCGACGCCCCAACGATCCATGCCCCGGATCGCCTCGATGTGCTTCGCGATCGCGTTGACGTTGTCGGCAACACGATTCCAGGTGTCGCAGGCCAGGGCAGTATCCTTGCCTTTCAGCTTGAAATAGACAGCGACGCCCGCGTCATAGGGTTCGGACCCGGTGGCCGAGATCGCACCGTTGACGCGCCGCTCGCGATTGGTCGAGACGATGATTTCCTTGGCGTTTAGCCGACCGAGCTCGCTCTCCAGACGATCGAACGCCGTCGCGAGTGTTAGCGTCTTCTGGCCTGAGCCATCGTTGCCACGCTCATGGAATGACGCGGTTTTGCGACTGCCACGGCGTGGCCAGCCCGCAGGCCAAGTCAAAGGGTAATTTGTCGGGCCCATCAGGCAGCCCGCCCTTCGCACGCTTCAAGCGCACGGAAATAAATGGTTTCGAAGGTGTGGACCTGGGCACAGTCGATGCAGACGTTCACCGCCGGCGACTGATCCATGACGATCCCAGGATCTCGGGCCGCGAATATCTCGGCCAATGGCGCAGTGCGCGGATCGCCGCCCCACATGCTGATCAGCCCAATCCGTTCGCGGATCGCGTTGGCATCGATGCCGACCCGCTGCAGCGGTGCCCGGTAGAACAGCGGAAAGCCCGTGCTGAGCAGCTGCTTTTGACAGCAGACGCACGGGGTCAGCTCCTCTCCCTTCAACTTCGGCAAAGCTGCGAGCGGGTCTTCCATCATGGCCTCAAAGGTTGCTGGATGGTTTGAAGGCGACCCGTTCACGACCAACCGTCGTGACCATCTCGCCGGTGCGGGGATTGCGGACCTGGCGGCCCCCTTCCCGGTATTTCTTCTTGAACGAGCCGAACCCGGGTAGCCGCGCTGCGCCGTCTCGGTTGATGACGGCCCGGACCGCGTCGACCGTTGCGGAGAATGCGCGCTCCGCATCCGCGTTCGACAAGCCGGTGGCCGACTTCATCTCATCGATGATCGCTTTCTTCATTGGTGGTCTTCCTTGCCGGACTGTCCGTGATCGTCGCCAGCCGGTCCGGCGCCGGCCTGGCTGCCACCTGACGCAAGATCCGCCAGGCGATCGGAGAGATAGGTGTTCACTTCCTCGGCGATCGGTCCGGGCGCGGCATCGATCAGAAGCGCCTCGCGCTCCCAGAGCCGGTCGATATCCTCGCTGGCCTTCGCCGCGTCGGCCATGGTGCGCACGGCCGCGAGCCAGAGCTGCCAATCCTCTTCGGTGGCGGGAATCGAGCGCTTCTCCTGTGCGTCATCCCTGACCTGCTCGCCCTGCGCGTCCGCATCGTCAGTGCCGGCGTCATCATCCTGATGATCCTGGACGGCCGCGTGTTTCGCTTGCTTCGGCGCATCGTCGTGATCGCGGTCGACATCCTCGATCTCGCGCTCGTCGACCTCGGCGCGCGGCCCGAAATCGGTGATATCGATCCGCCTGCTATCGTCCTCGAGCGATCGGAACTGCTCGCGCGTCGGCCGTGCCGGTGTCGGCAGGGCCTTATCCTTCGGAGCCGGATCGAACTGCGGAAACATCTCGCGGGCTTCGGCATCGACGCCGGTATAACCCGGCAGCTGCTTGGCGTGACGCCGCGCGACGGTCTTCTGGCCCATTTCGGTCGGCCAGGTCTTGTGGACCGGTCCTGACTGGGAGTTGGCGACGACATAGTCGACCTGGGCCTGGGTCATATATTCGACGCTGACAGTGCCGTTGGTCTTCCACGCGATCGAGTAATAGCCGGCGATCGGACCGCGTTTTTCCTCCTCGGTGATGATGTCGTGCTCGACCCCGGGATTCGAACCGCGCCGTATCTTGAACCGCCCTTCGGCGATCTCGTTCTTGTAGACCACGTCGGTCTGGAAATCAGCCATGTCGGGGCTGCGCAGGATCTTCTTGCGCACGCCGGCTATCATCGACTGATACCGCGCTTCCTTGCGAAAGAAGGTACGCGTGCCTTCCTTGACCTTGTTGTTCGACGGCACCAGAGCCGCTTCGACCCCATCGGGTTTCAGTTGGTCATAGGCGGCGCGCATGCAGGCTGTGATGATCGACGGAAAATAGCATTCGAGAATGTCGGGCTTGTTCCGGATCGCGATCAGGATGATCGTGCGGAACGCATCGAACGTCATGTCGTTCGGCAGGACATACTCGATCGCGCGCTGCATGCTGCCGAGGCCCGCCATCAGCTCGCGCGAAAGTTCCTGGATCTGCTCGGGGGTCAGCGCCGGCTTTTCCTCGCGCTTGTCGGGATGCTGGTTACCCTGCCGGTTGCGGCGGTCGAGTTGCCTAGTCTGGGCCATATTATCCCTGCACGCTGGATTTGGTGCCCCGGTCGATCTTCAACCCGGGGATGGTTTTCATGTGCTTGGCCATGTCGCGGCCGACGGCGCAGATCGCCTCGACGACCTTGTCGGACATCAAGATATCGGCGGGCACCTTGGCGATGTCCTCGATCGAAACCTTTATCTCGCCGCGCTTGACCAACTTGTAGCCATAGTCGCCGCGCAGCTGCTGGCGCGGAGGCTTTCCGAGACCGAGCGGATTATGCCCGACGGTGGGTGTTTCGATCGGCGGTTCAGTGTAGTGGATCGCTGCGCGCGGCTGTTGTGCCTGGCGCAATTTCTGCTCGGTCAGTTCCTGCTCTTGTTGCTGATCGCGGATCCGCTGCTCTTCCTCGTCCTCCCAGTCCGTCGCCTTCTTGTGCGCGGCGGTGGCGGCTTCCTCGATGTCTGCCCAAAAATTGAGCACCATCGATATTGCAGCGGCCTTGGCGTCATCGAGCGGCCCGGTGATATTGACGCGATCGCCATCGATCAGCTTCTTGACGTCCTTGGCAATGCCGACCCGGTCGATCGCATCGCCGGCGGTAGCACGATCCCGCACGACGGTTGACTGGAGTCGCGCCAGCAGTTCGCCCCTGCGCTTGGCGTACTTATCCAGAACCTGGCGCATCTGGTCGCGCACGTCCTCGACGATCGCAGGCGGCAGGTTGCCTCCCAGCCCGAGGCGATCGTTGATGTCAGCCTCGCCCATCACCGCTTCACCCAGATGGCATGGCCATAGGGGGTGAGGATTTTGAGCGACGTCGGCGTCTTGATGACGATCGGGCACTCGACCCTGACGATGTCGGCGGGATAGCCAACGCCGCGCGAATAATTGAGCTCGACGGTGTGTGCCTCGCAGGTTTCCAGGTCCAGCCCGACGATGCCCGCCCATTTGATCTGGCCCGCCGTGAAGCGCGCACCGGTCTCCCGCTCGCCCTCCCACAGGTTGATGTTCGATGGCGATATGCGGTTCATGGCGAGACTCACGGGAGGGTTGAGGTCATGGGATCGACGCGACCGCCGGTGATGGCGAACGGGTCGTCGGCGTCGTAGAGCGCGGCGTGGTCGGCGCGCGCGACGCGATAGTCATAGTCTTCCCTGGTCGTCGGGCGGAGCTTGGCGTTGGGCCAGATGCCCACGAGCGTTTCGACGGGATGGTTTCCGATGAAAACCGGCTGGTCCGGGTCGCCGTAGAGACCGCCGTTGATTTCCACTTGCCAGCGGGGGGAGCGGTCAAGGGGTGGGGCATCAACGGCGTCGGGATTCTGCGGCGGCCCGAACCAGATCCGGAGAGGTATATCGATGCGACCCGAGGGCCCTCTCCGGAAAAGATAACAGCCCTCTTCGAGCGCGTCGGCGCCGTCGGGAGCTGGATTGAACATGTCGACGATCATTTCTGCTCGGCGTCGGCGTTGGCACAGGAGCCGCCGGCTCCGGCGCTATCGGTGCCGGGACCATCAGCATCAGACCCGGCCTGCTGTAGCTCATGTGCCGTTATGCTCACGTCGTCCAACCGCGGCGCGGAAATCGGCCACTCCTCGATGTTCGACGAGGTCTTCGCCTTCCAATAGGCGTTGACCTCGCCCGCGGTCGCAGCCTTCACGCCGGAGACGTGGGGTGCCACCACAATGCTGATTGCCTGCTCTTGCGAAATCGCCTCGACAAGCTCCTGCCTGCCCTGGAACGTCACGAGATACGGCCGTGTATTGCTCATCTGAAAACTCCGTGAAATCAGTAGAACTGGGCGATGTTGACCACGAGCAGGATCAGTAGGATCCCGCAAAGGCCGACTCTGGCGCGCAGGCTGTGCGCCCGGCGCTTCGCGCCGCAGCGCGAACAGGGGCACGCCCCGAAATTATGGTCGAGCGGACGGCTCACAGGATGGAGACCAGCGCGCCGACGCACAGCATGATGGCGGCGAAGACGGGAAGGAACTGGCTGGCCCATTGATTGTCCGCCTGCCCCGCCGCGATCGCGAGATCGATGCGGTTGCCGTGGCGCAGCTTGCGCTGGGCCATGGCGAGCACGTCCTGCACGTCCAGATCATCCCGCGCCGCGCGGAATTCCACCTCGCGGTAAAGCTCGTGGGCGAACTTCTCCGCTGCCAAGCGGCGCGGATCGAAATCACGGAATTGCGATGCGAGCTGGGTCTGCTCGAGCATCTTGGCGACGACGGGAAGCACGTCGCTCACCGCCTGGTCGAATACCCTGTCGTCGATCTTCAGCGACGTTCCCACCGCACTTCTCCCTCACGAGTCGTGCTATGAGATATTACGGCATATATGCCGCGTCAACCTTTATTGCGGCATATATGCCTTACGTAGTCGTAGTTAAAACTTCTCGATGCTGGAGCGTGGTATTTTCATGACACGCTGATACCTCAGCCACCACGCTTTTGCGGAATTAGCTTCGGTCTTCAAAGAGATTTCAATGCTTTCGGTCCGCCAGGTTCTATGCTCGTAGATCGTCTCGGGATTGTTTAGCGATCGGCATAACTGAGCGACCTTGCCCGCGAACCCGCTGGCATAAGGATTACCGCAATCGTTGCGCACCACCTCCTCCTGGTAGTCTTCAGGAACGCCATATTTTTCCGACAGCGCAGCCTCTACTGCGTTTCCGCAGCGATCGCTGGTGTCCTTCCATGACGCCTCCAGCGTAACCGTTTTCACAGCCTTGTTTTCGAATTCGGGAAGAATGATCGTCTTGCAACCTTCAAACAGGTCAGCCTCTCCATTTGGGTAGAGCGCTTTGAATTCCGCTTTCGACATCCCAACCCTTATCGAGCCCCAGAGAACCACTCGATCGTCAACTGTTGGGGGATCTTCCGCGTGCGCGATGGCCTGAGAGTACAACGCTACCGCAAGGACACACAGTTTCACGGATCTGATCATCGTTAAAACCCCAGAGCGTCATCCCATGGTTGAACGCGGTGAATAGCATGGACCAGGTCCATGGGAACCTCGAACGTCAGATCGTTCTGGAACTGATAAAGCACGAGCGCGTCTGGCCGCCGGCGCACGAGGCGCTTTAGCAACACGCACGAGATCTCGGCATCGCCTTCATCACCTAAAGGTCTTTTCAGTTGAACAGCGACGTCGTCTCCAAGCATGGGCTGGATTTTGGGATTGAGCAGCACCCGCCGGCCAGGCTCAAAGCGCGGAAACATCGAGTAGCCGATCACTGTCAGCACATACGCATCACGATTGCCGAGGAGCATCTGCGGCCGCGTCATGTAATCCATCGCGCCAGACATATTCAGTTCGGTCTGCTCGATGGCAACGTTCGTTCCATCGGGCCCGAGAAACCCCAAATCAGCGCCCAAAGCAGTGCCGTAAATTGGCAGATCTCGGGGTAATCCTCGGAAATCGTTAAAGGCGCGTGATGGCGACCGCAGCTGGCTGGTCAGTTCCGGAGAGGCTGACATAGGACGACCGAGCAGCCATTCGGGCGTGGTCCTCAATACCCGCGCGAGTGCTGCCAATCTTTCCGCGCTGGGCATCGCGTCTCTTGTTCGAATGTACCGGATGGCATCAGGTTGTCCGGTCGCTTCCATCGACGCACCGCGTTCGGAAAGCCCAAGCTCGTTCAGTCGCTCGGCGATTCGAATCATCAGTGTTTCGGTCTTCGAACCCATGCGGCGCTTATGCCGCACCTGCTCAAAACTCGCATGCGGCATTCCTGCCGTTGACGAGTGCGGCAGATATGCCGTAGTTATGCCGCCCATGGACACTTACGAACAGGCGCTTCTGACCGTAGCGCGCGAATACGCAAACGCGGTCAATACCAGCGGCGGAAAGTCACTGGCCAGGGTCTCAACGATCGTTGCGAATCGGGGGTCATTTTTCGACGCACTCGAAAAGGGCGCGACCTGTTCGGTCCGGAACTTTGAGAAGTTCGCGGAATATTTTGGCGTCCCTGAGAACTGGCCCGGGGATGAAATTCCAGCCGTTGCCCAGATGGCGCTCAACAGCATTGGCCGCCCGGCGCGGCCGGCCCCGGAGATACCCGCTCAGGGCGCGGCAGCATGAGGAACCCCGGGGCAGTCCTGGCCGCCCCGGAGCCCGCACAATCGACTGAAACGCAACGCAACCACAACATGGCGCGGTGATGCACCGCGAAGGATGAAAAGTCAGTGTCGGATATACCCTTGCCAACGCAGGATGCTGCAGATGCACACATCGCCCGGGCGCTGTCCCTGTTCATGGGCGACCAGCGCAAGCATTCGGTGAGCGAGGTTTCGCTCGCGACCGGGATCAAGTCGCGCACGCTGTGGAGCTGGATAGCGGCCAACCCGATCGATCGCAGCACCATTCCCGGCGACAAGCTGTTGGTGCTGATGGGTTTTCTCGGCACGGAGTTCACCTCCAAGGTTCTCAGCATCATCGGCCAGGGCGCCCACAGCCTGCAGGCCGAGCATGGCCAACCCGCCGTTGTGATCGCCAAACTGGTGACCGGGGTCGCGGAATTCGCGCAACGGGGGAGCGACAACCGCTTTTGCCATGTCGACGAGAGCGCCCTCGAGCCAGTCGCCGACGACATGATCGAGATCCTGACGCCCTTCTCGACGAAGGGCCGATAGCCATCTGCGGGGCCGTCCCGCCGATCTGAGGCCGCGCCTCAGCAACAACAGCCCAGGGGGTACCCATGGCAAAGCAAGCCAATGCAGAACAGGTCGCGGCAGATTTACGCCCGGCCAATTTCCGTGGAGCGGTCCAGCTCCTGCGGACGATTGACGCGAAGAAGGACAAGATCAGTTCGATCAACAACTCGATCGGAGAGGTCTACGGCAAAATCGAGGGGATGAAGGTCAACCGCAAGGCGGCCAAGATCTTCGTCGGCCTCGATAAGCTGGAGCCGGATGATAGGACCGACATCATCAGATCGCTCAATGGCTTGATGGATGTGGCGGAGTGGCCAGCCGTTGAGGCCGACCTTGCCGATCAAGCCGAAGGCAACATCGTATCGATGCGTCTCGGCCAGGGTCATGATCCTGAATTCGACGAAGATACCGACGCCGCTGAAGACGATGACGACGATGAGGATGACGACGGGGAAAGCGACAGGCCGCAAAATGCTGACGGCGCCGACAAATTCCTTCGCGGCCTGCCGGCCAAGCCCGGCATGTCTCCTGCCGAGGTGGATGCGCCGAAGGGGCCGCGCCTGCAGTGAAGCTGAGCGTCTGCACCCTCGACCTTGCTACCGTGACAGGATGGGCGCTCCACAACGAGGATCTGGAGCGCCCCTTCTTCGGGGCGTTGCGCCTGCCCGGATCGGCCAGGGAGGTCGGGCAGCGCTGCTCGGCGCTGTGGGACTTCCTGGAGGACAAGCACGCGATCTACCGGTTCACGCATATCGTGCGCGAATCGCAGCACATCGCGGCCCCTTCCCAGCCTGCCGACGATAAGCCCGCCAGGCCGGGCAGGAAAAAGAAATCCTTCAACATCAACATGGATACGGCGAACTGCCTGATCTGCCTTGGCGGCGCCGCCGAGATGTTCGCGTTCCGCCACAGGATCAAATTTTACGAGACCCCGATCCAGACCTGGAGAAAGCATTTCCTGGGCCGGGGTGCCGGCTTCAAGCGCGATGCAGGCGGCGACTATCTGCCCGGCGAAAACCCCAAGGAGCTCGCGATCCGGAAGTGCGCCGAATATGGGTGGCACACGGACAGCGCCGACGCGGCCGAGGCTTGCGGGATCCTCGATCACTTTCTGAGCCTGGTGCCCGATTATCATCGGCCATGGCGCGATTTCACACTCATGGGGGGTATCAGGGCATGAAGCGCCAGTTGCGCATGGCCGTCGACGAGACGTTGTACTGGGGCGTGCAGGCGCAAGCGGCCGAGGGCCATTGCAGCATTCCGGAAATATTCGGCGAACTGGCCGGGGAAGCGCTCGCCGCGCGCGCGCTGCAAGGGGACAGCCCGACAATGCCGCCGATGGACGATATCACGCTCCAGATCGTCCAGATCGCGGCGATCGACGAAATATCCGTGTCGGAAGCCTGGCTGATGGTGCTCGGCATGGGTCTGAAGCTGTGGCAGGAGGACGCCCGCGAGCGTGCGAATCCATGAGCGCACCGAAACCCGACGACCTTCCCCTGCCCGCAATTCCTGCCCAGCGCTTTGCCTGCGCGGCGATGGACATGCCCTGGCACTGGCAGGCGCGGGCAGCGACCCGTAACCATCATATCAGCCGATCGCCGCAGAAGCATTATCCGACGATGAGCATCGAAGCGATGCGCGCGATTCCGATGCGCGACATCCTGCTGCCCGACGCGCATGTGTTCTTCTGGATCACCGGCCCGCTGTTGATCAAAGGCGTTCACCTGGACCTGTTCGATGCCTGGGGCCTGCGTCCCTCGTCGCTCGCGTTCGTCTGGATCAAGACCAAGGCCAGCTTCGACATGAAGCTGCTCGAGCGCACGCCCCTACTCGAGAACGATCTCGCGATGAACCTGGGGTTCACGACACGGCAGAACGCGGAATTCGTCGTGCTCGGCCGTCGCGGCAACGCCAGCCGACTGTCGGCATCGGTGCGCCAGGTGATCGTATCGCCACAGCGCGAGCACAGCCGCAAGCCCGAGGAGTTTTACCGCCGGGTGCAGCATTATTGCGATGGCCCCCGGATCGATATGTTCGGCGGCGCCAATCGTCCGGGCTGGACCCACTGGGGCTATCAGCACCGCGAAAGCGACGCGGCGTGAGCGAGCCGGCACGCATCTACGACAGCGATCCGGCAGACGATCCGGAATTTGGAGACACGACGCAGTCGATCAGCAACATCGATGCGGAAGCTGCCCTCCTGGGGGCGCTGATGATCGACAACCGGCATATCGACCATACGCTGTCGCTGCTGGATGCCTCGGATTTCTATGAACCGGTGCACGGCCGCATTTATTCGGCGATTCATAAGTTCGCGGATCGGGGCATGAACGCAAACCCGGTGACCTTGCGACCCGTGTTCATGCGCGATCCTGGAATACAGAAACTCGGCGGACCGGGCTACCTCGCCATGCTGACCGGCAGCGGTGTAGCCCTGATCGGCGTCAAGGATTTCGCGTTGCAGATCGCTGACCTCGCCGCGCGCCGGAAACTGGTCGACGCGGCAAAGGAGGCGATCGAGCGCGCCTACAACGTGGTGGATGGCGGGGTCGAAGAGATATTCGCCGGAGTCGAGGAAAGTGTTCGTAAATCGACCGAACGCGCCTCTCCCGTGCGGCCCAACAGCGCGGCCGACATGATCGCGATGGTGCAGAAGCGCCAGGATGCGATCGTGATGAGCGACGGGATCGATATCCCCAGCTGCAAGTCGATTCCCGAGCTGGATCAGCTGATCGGCCCGCTCGAGCCCGGCCTGGTGATCATCGGCGGCCGGCCGGGCAGTGGCAAATCCGTGGTCGCCGAATCCGCAGCATGGGGATGGGCCGCCAACGGATTCGCAGGTGAATATTATCACGCCGAGATGACCGAGGAGCAGATGGCGATGCGCCATGCCGCCGACCTCAGCCTGGCGATCGGATCGCCCATCGCGCATTCGAAGATCCGCCAGGGCAAGCTCGACCGTCAGGACATGGCGGTACTGGCCCGCGTCCAGGAGGTGGCCGCAACGCTTCCCCTGCGGTTCAACGCGGTGGGACGATGTGACGTGCGCCAGATCAACAGCCTGGTAGGTCGCGCCAAGTATCGGCTGGCCGCGCAGGGTCGCAAGCTCGCCTTCATCGTGGTTGATTATATGCAGCTGCTGAAGGCCGCCGGCAATACCAAGGATTTCGATCGCGTCTCCGCAGTGTCGAAGGCGCTGCTGGATATCGCCTATCGGAACGGCATCACGGTCGTCGCGCTGTCGCAGCTGGGCCGTCAGGTCGAGGAGCGCAAGGACAAACGTCCGCAGTTGGCCGACCTGCGCGGATCCGGCGATATCGAGCAGGATGCCGACGCGGTGGTGCTGCTGTACCGCGAGGAGGTCTATCTCCTGCGCGAGCAGCCGAAGAAGGATCACAAGGACCGCGACGCATGGGAGAAGGATTTCGAAGCGGTCCGCGGCAAGATCGAACTGATCGGCGAAAAAAACCGCCATGGCGCGCCGTCGACCGTCCACGCCAAATTCTTCGGCAAATATTTTGCGATCAGGGGCAACGCATTCGACGAGTTCGATGTCCAGCCCATGCTCGCGCTCGACGAGGGAAGGCTCATATGAGCAAGAGCATGGATGCCCTTAGCTGGGCTTTGAACTGTCGCGGCCTATCCCCCGGCGCTTGGAAGTTGCTCGTGATGCTTGCGCGGCGCGTTGGACCTCGCGATTTCGACGTGTGGCCAAGCTATAAGAAGATGGCCGACGATGCGGAAATGAGCATCTCGTCGGCGCGTCGATTCATCCTGGAGCTCGAGGCTGCGCGTTTTATCGTACTGATTCCGCAGGAGCGCAAAGATGGCGGCCGGACGTCCAACATTTATCGGCTGCAAGTGCGATCCACGATGTCGTTTCCGGATGGTTCGACAAGAGAAACAATGCCGGATTCGGTTGATGAAGATACCGGTCTGGACGACGATACCCCCATGTCCAATTTGAACACGCCCCCTGCCGCTGGTGAACAGGGACCCCTGTTCACTGCTGAACAGGGCTATAATGAACTTAACTCAGAAGGAACTAAGAAAGAAGATTCCCCACCTCTCCTAACGGAGAGGCACTCCCCAGAAGAAAATTTGCTTTTCGAGGAGGAACGGGAATCCAACGATCTGCCGATGGAAATTCCCAAACTGGAGGACCAGGTCGTCAACCGGTGGCACTGGCTCAAAGCCGCGCACCCCCACGTCGTCGACGTCCAGCGCCTGAACGATTCCCGGCGCAAGAAAATCACGGCGCGGGCGAAAGAGGTCCAGCAACCCGGGCAATCGCTGTGGGAGGTCTGGCAGGTCATATTCGACCGGATCGAAGCAAACACGTTCCTGTGCGGCGAGGACCCGCCGGGCAGGGGCTACACATCGCCCAAGGCCCTCGACATCGACTTCGTGCTGCGCCCGTCCGAATTTCTGAAAATCTTCGAAGGAGGTTACCGTGCCAACCGCTCAGCAAGCACTCACGATCCCGTCACGGGCCGCCGATTTGGCCCTGCAGAGCAGAGCGGCCGCCAGGCGCTCGAGCGCTTTCTTTCTGGTTTCGAAGAACCCGATGAGCGACGAGATCCACGACCAGGTCAAGCGATCGCTCACCGACACGGCGATCCGCGAGATATCGCTGGCCCATGACGGCGTTTCGACCGAGCTCGCGTTGCCCGGCAAGGTCGACGGCGCCCAGATCATCGGGGAACTCACCCGCGCTATCGCGTTGCTCGGCGGCGGCTGGCCATCGGACCAGCGCGAGGAATGGATCGGCGTGATGACCGACGAGCTGCGCGACCTGCCCCACATTCTGACAATCCCGGCGATCCGCGAAGCGCGCAGGACCGTGCGCTTCGCCAAGGACTTCCTGCCGGCTGTCATCGAAAGCATCACGGAGCCGCTGTCCAAGCTGCGCGCGGAAAAAGACACACTCGAAACCCTGCTGGAGATCGCGCACAGTGAGACGCGGGCCTAACCTCAACCGGCGAAAGGATCTCGAGGCAGCGATCGCACGGGCCCAGCCCGACGAGATGCTGACCCTCTCCGCGCTCGCCCTGGCATGGGGATCGACCAAGACCAACTTCGTCAACGTCAAGGCGAACATCGCGGATTTTCCGACGCCGGTCGACGGCCCCAAGAACAGCCATCTCTATCCGGCCAGGGACGCGCTTGAGGCGATGCTGCGCTACGAACGCCGCAACGACGCGATGCAGGCCGAGATGCAGCAGACCGCGAACGCCATCCTTGGCCGGAGCAAAGCATCGTCGGTCGAGACCACGCTTCCGGTGAGCGAACTTGCCACGCTCTCACGTCTGGCGGCCGAGGTGGAGACGCGCGAACGGGATCAGGGGCTGTGGGCCAACCTCGCTGAAATGGCGTCTACCGCGGGGCAAGTATTCGCCAGTATATCGGGGTTCCTGGGCTCGCTCGCCAATGAGATCGATCCCAACGGACAGCTGCCGCCAGAGACGCGCACGCTGCTCGATCAGCGCGGCCGCGATAAATTGCTAAGCGTTCACGGTGAAATGAAATATATGCTCTCAGGCGATGCTGCACCACGATCTCGCCAGCCCACGAAAACTTCAAGAGCGTCTCGTCGCGCTCGGCCGGCACGCGCATAGGGGCGATCCCCGCCAGGCCTTCCTCGCCCGGCTCGACAACCTTCTCCCCCCATCGCTGATCACGACCAACGACTGGGCGGCCAACGACCGCTTCGTGGCGAATGCCGAAGGAAAGCCGGTCAGGCTGGACCTCAACAAGACGCCGTACATCCGCCGGATCCAGGATGCGTGCGACATGCTCGAGGTCATGCTCGTCGGGGTCAAGGGCCCGGCGCGCTGGGCGAAGACGATCGCGGCCGAGAACAAGGTCGGCAAGCATTGGGACAAAGGCCCGCATGTCAACGTGCTGTGGCTGATGCAGACCAAGGACGATCTCTCCGACTATATCGACGAGCGCGTCACATGGATGCTCGAGAACCATCCCGGCATATCCGAGAAGATCGACTGGAGCGACAGCCGCAACGGACGCTTCCGCATGGAGGTCGCCAAATCGATCACCTTCTGGCGAGCGGCCACCATGAAGGCGCTGCGCGGCAAGTCCGCCCCGATCATCGTCGCCGACGAGATCGATGCCTATGAAAAGCGGGTGCGCCGCGCATTGAAGACGCTGATCAAGAATCGCCAGCGCGAGCATGGTACCAACGCGTTGTTCTACGCCTGCTCGCACCCCGACGCCGGCCCCACCGAGGGCATCGACGATCTCATCCGCGACGGGCTGATCCACCTGTGGTTCGCGTGCTGCCCGCAATGCGGCGAATCCTCGTCCCCCGCCAAGGAAGCCGAAGCGCTCAACCGCCGCTACAGCTGGAACGTCACCCAGCTGCTCGAGCGGTCGGAGGAGATCGAACGGACCGAGATGCTGGAGATCATTAAGGACCAGGCCCGGCTGATCTGCCCGCATTGTGGATATCCGATTCCCGAGCAAGAGCGCTTCCAGTTCATGGCCGAGGGCGACTGGCTGCACGAAGGCCAGACGATGGACAGGGTCGGGGTGATCCATGGTGCTGCCCGGGTGCACGCGACGATGGGTTTTGTCGGCCACGCGATGATGTCGCCCTTCGTCAACCTGGGTGAGCTGGCGGCGGCCTGGGCGGCGGCGTGGCTGACCTTCAAGGACACGGCGATGGACGATCTTCTGCGCGAGGAGACGGTCAAGTCGCTCGGCGAAACCTACGGCACGCCCAAGACCGAAGAGCAGATCGACGACTGGAAGGTGGTAAAGGCCCGGCTTGCTGCAGGCTATCTGGAAAAGACTGTCCCGCCCGGCGTGTTGTTCCTCACCGCGTTCGTGGACGTCCAGGGGAACCGCTTCGAAGTCCGCGTGATCGGCTGGAACCTGGCCAAGCAGAGCTGGCTGATCGATGCGTTCGCGATCAAACAATGGCCGGGCTTCGACAATATCGATCCGTCCAATCGGCTGGGCGACTGGTCGATCATCGAGCAGGCGGTGCTGCAGGCGTCCTATCCGCTGGCGTCGACCATGTCGCCCGGCAAGGACAACAGCCTGCTGATCACCAGCGAAACCAAGTTTCTTTCGATCGCGCGCACCGCCATCAACAATTCAGGGTCGCCCGGCGTTACCAATAACGGCCGGGTCTGGCTGTCGAACATGCTGGCGCGCCAGGCGCTGGGCGTCGGGCCAGTGATCGAGCCGTACCGGGTGCTGCTGTTCCAGGGCAGCCCGCATAAAAAGGGCGAGACCTACGGTCGCCCGCAGCAGAAGATGGTCGACGATGCCGGCAAGGCGCTGGCGGTACCGGTCTATGAGCGCGTGCCGGTCGTCCACGACATCAAGCGGATGATCGCGCTGCGGCTGAAGATCGAGGAGGGACCGGGACGGATGCACCTGCCCTTCCGGATCAACGACCACTACATCCGCGAGCTCGTGTCCGAACGCATGGTCAACGGCGACTGGGTGCCCAGCGGCCGCAACGAGACCTGGGATGGCTGGGTCGCCTGCGAACTGGCGCGCGCTACCCTGCAGCCCGATCGCCCCGGCCTGTGGGACACGCTGCCGGACTGGGCGACGCCGCGAAAACGAACCGAGAACGCGCCCGGAGAGGCCCCGCCCTCCTGGTACGACCGGCTCGCCAAATACAATCGCGGCATATTCGAGGAGGAATAAATGGGGGCTTATAGCGATCCCGATCAGTGGACCGAGACGAGTCTTCGCGCCGAGCTCGCGGAGTGGCGCGCCGCGCGCAAGACCGCGATCATGGGAGGCATCGCGGTGATCGCCGGCGAAGGGCGGCGCCTGGAATATTCGCGCGCCCAGCTTCCCGCGATCGATTGCGAGATCAAGGAGATCCTTGCCGAGATGCGCCGCCGCGGGCTGATCGCGGGAAACATCGGCGCGATCGCGGTGGAGATCGGTCATGGATGAATCGCCAGTCGAAAATGCCGTGGCGCCGACCGAAAACGGCGGCGCCGTGCCGATCGAGGCAAGCCTGGCAACCGTGGGGTCGGGCTTTTCTTTCTCCGCACAGCTTTACCGCAACATCGAAAGCTTCCCCGGACAGGTGAGCATCACGCCGCCAATCATGACGGCCAGGCGGGAGAACAAGATCTCGCGCCGTGACGCGGTGCGCCAGAGCCGGCATGTCGAGCGGTCCAACGCGCACATTCATGGCGGCATCAACCGCAAGGTCGACATGGTCGTCGGCTCGCAGCTGCGCATGCAGTCGATCCCGGAGTGGGAACTGCTCGGCCTCACCAAGGAGTGGAAGAAAAGCTTCTCGCGCGCCTGCGAGCTGCAGTTCGGCAGCTGGGCGAACGGCTCGCGCAAGCTGCAGGACGCCGAGGGCGACAGCGATTTCGGCGGGCTGATGTGGCTCGCCTTTCGCCATGCGATGGGGCCCGACGGCGAATGCTACGGCATCATCCACTACGACCAGGATCGGGCGAACGAATATGGCACGCGCTGGGCGACCTTCGTCCAGATCCTCGACCCGCAGCGGATCGCGACGCCGCCTGAAAAGGAAGGCGACGCGACGGTCTATGAGGGCCATCAGCTTGACAAACACGGCCGCACGATCGGCTTCTGGGTGCAGAAAGACGATATTGCCGAGGATCCACTTGGCACCACCCAATATTTCTACGTGCCGCGTGAGACGCCTGATGGTCGCCCAATTGGTTTCCACTGGTTCTTCAAGGAGCGCGCCGGCGCGAAGCGCGGCATCAGCCGGATGATCACGGCGCTGCGCCAGTCGCTGATGCTCGACCAGTTCGACGATGCGCAGCTGTCGTCCGCGATCGTGAGCGCCGTGCTCGCGATGCACATCAAGTCGACCCAGGATCCCGAGACGGTTGCCGAGATGCTGGCCCCGGCGGCCAATGGCGGCGAAAGCGCGTTCGATCGCAAGGTCGCCTATTACGACAAGGTGAAGATACGGATCGGCCAGCAGCGCCTGCCGGTGCTGGGGCCGAACGACGAGATCGTGATGGCCGCGGTCAATCGCGCCGCCGCCGATCCCACCGCGTTCCGCACCGGCTTCCTGCGCTATTTTGCATCGGCGCTCGAGACGACGCACAGTTCGATCAGTTCGAACCATGCCGACATGAATTATTCGAACGCGCGGTCGGAGCTGCTCGAGACCTGGCGCACGGTGATTTCCGAACGCGCGCGCTTTGCCAGCGGCCCGCCCCGGCTGGTGTGGAACGCGGTGATCGAGGAAGCAGTGTTCAAGGGCTATATCGCGATGCCCGCCGGCGCACCGCTGTTCAGGGAGATGCGCGATGCCTACACCCGCTGCTGGGTGATGGGCCCGGGCATGAGCGAGATCGATCCGGTCAAGGCCGCCGAAGCCAACAAGATCGAACTCGAGACCCGCACCACGACGCGCCAGGCGATCGCCGCCGCCAAGGGCCGGGATTATCTCGAGGACTTCGACCAGCTGGCCGAGGAGAATGAGGAAGCCGAGGCCCGCGACCTGGAGCTCGAGCCCGAAAAGGCTCCCGTCGCGCCCGCCGCTGCAGCGAAGACTTATCCCAGCGATCCGCAACAGCCCGAGCCATAGGGGGCGGCCCCCAGGAGAATATCCATGTCCATATTCCTACCGTTCGCGATGCAGAATTTCCTGAACGTCCCGCTCGCCATGCACGAAAGCGCTGCCGATATGCTGGTTGCGGCCTTGTCGGGTCGGCTCAACATCAAGGAGTTGACCAGCGCCAGCGGCATCCACAACGAGCGCGACCTGGACGATCTCGCCTTGCTGGGGCGCGAACGGGTGGACGCGGGACAGCTGAGCTTCGTCTCAGCCACCAAGACGAAGTCATCACCGCAGCGCGCCCGGTCGTCGCGCGACAAGACGTTCCAGATCGCGGGCGACGTCGCGATCGTTCCGATCAAGGGTACGCTGATGAAGGATTGGGGGATCGGGCCCTATTCCGGCAGCACGGGCTATGACGGCATTCAGACCCAGATCATGGACGCGGTCCAGGACGACGACGTCAAGGCAATCTGGATGTGGATCGACAGTGGCGGCGGCACCGTCAACGGCCTCGAGCAGACCGCCGACCTGATCTACAATCTGCGCGAGAAGAATACGGGCAAGCCGATCTGGGCGATGGCTTCCGACTATGCCTATTCGGCTGCCTATATGCTCGGGACCGCGGCGGATAAATTCTTCGTGCCGCGGCTGGGCGGGGTAGGCTCGGTCGGCACGATCACCATGCACGCCGACCTGTCCAAGAAGCTCGAGAATGACGGCATCAAGGTGACGGTGATCCGGGCCGGAAAGAACAAGGCCAGGGCCAATGGAATCGAGCCGCTGGACGAAGAAACCCTCGCCCATATCGAGGCGCAATGCGCGGTACATCGCGAGGCTTTCATCGAGACGGTCGCCCGCAATATGGGCATCTCTAAAAAATCTGTCGCGGAAACCGAAGGTCTCGACTATATGGGGACCGCAGCCAAGGCCATCGGCTTCGTTACGGAAGTGCTTCCTGAACCAGAGGTTTGGGGAAAACTTCAGCGGAAAATCAACCGCTAACGAAGGATCTTACGATGGCCGCACGTCTGGTTGCTCTTCAGAACCTGTTCAAGGGAGCGGGCGCGCCGTCCGCTGCAAAGTCTGGCGATGACGACGAGAACCAGGGCGAGCGCCAGCCATCCAACGCCGACCCCGATATTGATGTCGTGCGCGCCGATGAGGTGAAGACCGGCATCGCTGCTGCAAAGCAGGACGGCCACAAAGCAGGTTTTGCTGCAGCGAACGCGCGGTTCAAGGCCGTCCTCGAGAGCGACGCCGGTAAGGCCAACGTCCCCGGCGCCGTGTTCATGCTGACCCACAGCAATGCCTCGGCCGAGGACATCATCGCCAAGCTGCCAGAGATGGGCGTTGCTGCGGCCACGCCACAGGCGAAGACCGAAGCTGAAGACAAGCCCGCCCAGACGGCCGACCTCAAAAATACCAATATCGACCTGGGCGGCAAGCCAGGCCAGCAGGCGAAGAACGGCGGCGATGACGACGATGGCGGCGTCAAGATGGTCAACAGCGTGATGGCCGAGGTCCACGGGGTCGACCTCACCAAGGCCGCGACGCCGGCGTCTTACGGATATTGATTCAGGGCCGCGATTGCGCGGCTCTTTGACTCTCCCGCACCGGGTGCGGCGGAAAAGGAGGACGATCAGATGGTGCTGCTGACGACCAACCCGGATACACTGGGTGACGGCCATTTTCTGTTCGGCCCGTATGATCCCAACCTCTCGGGCGAAAATATCGTCCTGCTGGCGACGACGGTTGCGCTCGTATCCGGCACGATGCTGGGGCGCACGATCACCGGCACCCCGACTGTGGCGGCAGTTGCAGCAGTCAGCGGCAGCGGCGGCACGCCTGGCAACGGCGCGGTGGGAAGCCTTACGGCCGATGCCGGCGCCCCCGAAGGCGCCTACACGATCACCATTCTCAATCCGGCGGCGAATGCCGGCGCGTTCGAAGTGCGCAAGCCCGATCGCAGTCTCGACGGCTATGGCACGGTCGGCGTCGCCTACAACGGCACGATCAACTTCACGCTGGCCGATGGCAGCACCGATTTCGTGGAAGACGACCGGATCACGGTCAATGTCTCCTATGCCGACTATGCCTATCGCTACGGCGCGCTGGATCCCGCGGCGGTCAACGGCCTGCAGAATTTTGCTGCGATCCTGTTCGGCCGCCGCGAGATCAGCACGGTTACGCAGCGCGCTGCCGGTGTCGTCCGCGACCAGGGCGTCAACGGCAATCTGATCACGTACCCGAACGCCATGACCACCGCCCAGAAGGCGAAGGCCGAGGATCAGGCACGCGACAAGGGCATCATCATCCGACGTTGATACGAAACGGCGGGGATCGGTAACCACGGGGCAAGTTGACCGGTCGATCCGGGCCAAGGGAGCAAGAGATGGAAGAAGTTCTCAATATTTTCCGGAACGACGCGTTCAGCAAAGCCAGCCTTCGCCGGATGGTCGACAACACGCCGTTCGTGCCGGGCCTGCTCGGCGAGATGCGGCTGTTCGACCCCAAGCCCACGACGAACGAATTCATCATCATCTACGAGGAAGATGGCAACATCCGCCTCATTCCGATGACCGAACGCGGCGCGGCCGACATCCAGCAGGTTCGCGACCAGGGTCGCTTCTACGCGCTGAAGACCCGCCGTCTCGCCAAGATGGATTCGGTCCGCGCCTCGGAATTCCTCAATATCGGCAACACGGCGCTTCCCGAAACGGTCCGCGCGCGCGAAGCGTCCACCGTCGTCGCCAAGCGCACTGGGCAGCTGCAACGCGACATGGAGATGACCAAGGAGCTCCATCGCCTTGGCGCGCTCCAGGGCAAGCTGATGGATGCCGATGGCACCACGGTCGTCTACGATTATTTCAGCGAATTTGGCATTTCCGCCCCGCCGCTTATCGACATCGACTTCGCCGGCTTGTCCGAAGAAGAGTTCATGATGTTCTTCCAGGCGAACTTCTACACCCCGATGATGCTGTCGCTCGGTGAGAAGCGTCGGACCGGCCAGACCTATGTCGGTGCGATCGTCGGCGACGGCTTCTGGTTCAAGCTCCAGACCCATCCGGGCTTTCGCGAGATCTGGAAGCTCAACATGCAGGCCCAGGCCATTGCCCGCGCGATGAACCCGCTTGTAATGCCCAACCAGTGGCAGCGGGTCGATTTCGGCGGCGTCACCTGGATCAACTATCAGGGATCGACCGGCGGCGAGATTTCGGTGCCGTTCAACGAAGCCCGCTTCTTCCCGGTCAATGCAGTCGACGTATTTGACGTTTACTGGTCGCCTGGCGAAACTTTCGAGCAGGTCAAGGAAGAGGGTAAGCCAGCCTATCTCATGGTCCAGCCCGACGTGCGCAACGCGATGGTGTCGCACATCGACATCTTCCTGCGCAGCTATCCGCTCTACGCCTGCATCTATCCAAAGGCGCTGATGAAGGCGCGCGTGAAGCCCTGATCGCACCGCAACCGCCCTAGCTAGGACAAGGATCTGAGAATGGATCAAGCCAACCGTACCAAGGTACATGTGATCGCCTTCGGCACCGTCGTCGCGAAGGACGGGTCGATCATCCATGTCGATCCTGGTAGCTCGGATCCGCGCTGCCGCAATCCGGTCGTCACCGACGAGGTCAAGGCGCTGCTGCTTGAGCGCGGTTTCATCAGCGAGTTGCACGGCGTTGCAGCTCAGATTGACGATGATGACGTTGTCCTTGGCGCCACGGCTCCCGAAGTCGTTCCGCTGGTGTCGACCGTCAGTTCGCTCACCGGTGCGCCGGTCGTCGGCGACTTCCCGGTCTATCCGGTCGGCCAGGAAGTGGTGCGCGAGCCGCTTAAGAACGAGGCAGGCGATATCGTCGAGCCCGAGGCCGATGCGGACGCCAGTGCGGCCGAAATAGTTGAAGATGAGAACGGGGGTGCGGCCGGCACCGGTGCTGAAGGTGACGGGCTTTCGGAGACGGATCCTGATCTTGCACCGACGCCGGCTGCTGCCGTCACCGAGGCAACCCCATCGGCCGCTGGCAAAGCGAAGAAGCCAGCGGCGAAGAGCAACTAAGGGCGGGCTCCCCGCAGGACTGATGGGGCCGTCCGCGTCAAGCAGGCGGTCCCTTTATTTTTGGAAGTGAATGATGAACTGGGCGGATCACGAGGCGATGATGAACGGGACGGTCGACGACCGGCTTGGGGATGTCATCGCCTGGTCGACCGCCAACGGCCCGTTCGTCGAGGTGAAGGGGTTCGTGCTGTTTGAGGTAGCGCCCGTCGGCATCGGCGAGATCGACGAGATGCTGCACCGCCCGCACATCAAGATCGCGAAGTCCAGGGTGCCGTCGCTGTCCTCGGCCGACCGGATCCGCAACGCGCGCCTGGGCGACGGGACGTGGCGCCCTACCCCCAACCGGCAACCCGACAGCACCGGCAACTACTGGCTGATCGATATCCAGCGGGCGTCGAACTGATGCTGCTCCCGCCCCCACCCTTCATTCGGCTGCTGCTCGCCACCAAGGCCGCGCTCGAGGCGGTCGACTATGAAGACCTCGCCGGGTTCGCGGTCACCGTGCGGCATCATCGTGGACGCCATCCGTCCGCCGGCGAGCTGCCCGCACTGTCGATCCTGTTCGACGAGAATGAGATCGACGGCGAGGACTCGCTCACCAGCTATGAAAGCGGCAACGATCTCAAGATCACGCTCCAGGCGGACAAGCTGCTCGATCCGGAAGATCAGGATCTCGACCCGACCGGACTGCTGGGCGCCGGCCGGATGCTTGCGGCTGGCCAGATCGCGCTGATCGCCGAGGGCGGTCCGTTGATCCCGCTGCTGTGCGACTGGGTCTCGAGCGGCGCGATCGCGCTGGACGAAGACTCGAGTGCCGATCTGGTGCGCGTCACCCAAGAATTCACGGTGCGCTACCGGACTCTGACCCTTGAACCGAATACGCTGCTTGCGATGGGAGAACAGCCATGACCGAACCGAAGGACCATAAGGACGGCAAGCCGCCGATCGCACTGCCGGCCGGATCGTTCGAAATGAGCGAGGTCGTCAAGCTGGCCGACAAGGTGCCGGCCGAGGGCGAGAAGCGCGATACGCTGCTGGCCGAGGGGTTGGAGAAGCTCAACGCCACCAAGCAACAGCCGCCCGAAGATCAGGAGACCGCGCCAGAGGCGATCGCCAAGGGCGCACCCGCACCGTTCGACGCGCCGATGGCGGTTGCGCCGGTCTCTATCCCCGAACCCGCAAGCTCGAGCAAGTCGGCGGCCGAATGATCCCGGCGCCCGGTAACTGATCAGGAGAAACACGATATGGCATGGAATCTTCGCTCTAAGGTCGTGGCGATGGGGGTCGCACTCCAGGTCTCGGCCGGCGTCTTCGTCTCTCCGTCCGCCGCCGACCTGGTCGCGGTCTCGGTCCCCAACAACAACTACAACGTCATCACCGCGGAAGATCCGACGGCGACGGGGGGTATCTGGGCCGCAAACCCGGTCTATCTCGGCAAGTCCGGTACCGCCGGCGCGACCATTCCGCTCCGCGGCCCAGGCGGCGCTTCGCCGCCGGCGCTGAACGCATGGCCGGTCGGCCGGATCATGCAGGCCGCAGGCTGGGTCGAATTGCGCAATGGTGCCGCGATCACGGGCCAGGTGCTGCAGTCGGGCAACACCACGACATCGCTGGTGCTGGCGACCGCACAGCCCTCGACCGATGACCTCCTGATCGGCGTGCCGGTAACCCAGGCGCAGGTCGGCACGGGTTTCCGCGCGACGACGTTGATCCGCGACTATGTGGGTTCGACCCGCACCGCGCATCTGGCGGAGACGCTGGGCATCGCACCGGCGACCGGCGACGCCTACACCATTCCGCCCTATCTTCTCTACGTCCTGGGCACCCTCACCACGCCACCGCCCAAGCTGTCGATCTCTATCTGGCGCGACAAGAAGCGGTATGACTATGTCGACTGGTCGCCGACGTCGCTGTCGATCGATGTGCCGGTCGCCAACGACGCCAACCAGGTGTTCCCGTCGATCGAGTTCACCGGCAGTGCCACGCCTTATGCGGTCACCGACGAATCGGCCCCGATCCTCTCTTCGGCGGCGTTGTCGGTTCCGGTCGTGCCTGCCCGTGGCGGCAAGTTCTTCCTCGACAAGATCAAGCTGGGTCACCAGAGCGTCAAGTTCACCGAATCGACCGAGGTCGGCGCGCCTTCGAACCAGAACCAGGACATCGGCCAGGACGGCTACGAGATCATGTCCGGTACCAAGACGATCGACCTCGACCTGAACGACATGACGGTCGCGACCTACGATCTGAAGGCGACAGAGGATGCTCGGACGGTCGTGCCGATCCTGTCGACATTCGGGCTGGGCGCCGGCAATAATTTCGGCCTGCTGCTGCCGAACAACATCCTGAGCGGGCACAGCCCGGGCGACAGAAACGGGTTCACCAACCTGACTGGCAATGCAGCGCCCCAGGATGTAGATAAGTCAGCAGCGCTCGCAATTTGGTGGTGACTTTCGATCTATCTCCGGTGTACTCCGGTAAATAGGTTCCCCCGGCCTCCTGATTGTCCCGAGCGATCAGGAGGCCATTTCATGTCAAAAACAAATTCTTCACAGCCACCCGCGCTCTATATTCCCGTCACGGCCGCCGTGCCGACCGACTTCACCCCGCCTTCGATCAAAGACACCGAGCACGACATGCGCTTCGTGGTGTCGATTCCCACGCCATCGGAGCGGGAGCGCCTGGGCGCCCGGCTCTACGCCTATGGCGTGGTCCAGGTCAGCCAGGAGCTGATGCGCGCGACGACGATCGACGAGCTCTACAATCTGTTCCCGGAAGAGGAGGCTGAAGACAAGGCCAATTTCCTCGACACCTATTGGCAGCGCCAGATCATCGACGAAGAGAATATGACGCTGTGGACCGACAAGGAACGGCAGCGCATCCTGGACGAAATGGAAGGCGCACCGGCACGCGCCGCCTATGAGATGCCGATCAAGCTCAATCGCATCCGGGACGACGCCAAAGCCACGATGCTGGTCGATGAGGCGTTCAATCGCTCGGAACGGCTTCGGACGCTGGGCGCCCGCCAGATAAACTATGCCCGTGAGGCTGGCCGCATGCAGATGCGCATGCACATCAAGGGATGTTTCCCGAACGCCAAGGGCGCCCCCGTGCCCGCGATCGATATCGAGGGTGATCTGCTTACCGTCGCGTCGCTCGATGCGATCCGCGATGCGATCGGCGAGGCGGCCTGGAAAGAACTGATCGACCACATCCAATCGCTCTACGATCTCGACAGGGAAGAGGTGGGAAACTCCGACTCGCTGCCCGGGAAGCCGCCCGAAGCGACTGGTTCGCCAGAACCGAGCGGCGATTCGGCGAGCAGCGATGGACCTTCGACGACATCGAATATTGGAGCAACCCCGTCCGGCGAATCCGCGACGACCATCGCACCATCGTCGCCCTCTACCTCCTCAGCCGCAGCGACGCCGAAAAAGGCTGGCCCGACGGCAAAGGCCGCATAGACCAGCCCATCCGGCTGATCCGCGCGTTCGATGTCGTGAAGCAATATTACGATCAGCAGGAGGGCTAGATGGCCGCGCCGATCCGGTTCATGTTCAAGGTGCCGGATTTCAAGGCGGCCTTTGCCGGCGAGGCGCGGACCTATCGGCGCAAGCGCGAGCAGGCCGCGCACATCGCGACCGACCGGGCCTCGCGCGAAGCGCAGGCCGTGCTGCGCGCCCGGATGAAAAGCGCGGGTCTCGGACGCCTCGGCAATGCGGTCGGCCAGACCTCGTCGCTGCGCAAGAAAGGCAAGTCGCCCTATGGCGTGCTCTATGCCAAGGGCGGCGACGATACGCTGGCCGGCGGCGCGCTCGAGGCTTATACCCAGGGCGTCATCATTCGGGCACGCAACCGGCAGTGGCTGGCATTCCAGACCCAGGCGGTGCAGCGACTGATCGGCCGCAGGCGGATGACGCCAGAGCGCTATAATCAATCCAGCCTGGTCACCCGCCTCGGCCCGCTGCATTTCCGTCCGGTGAAGCCTGGTCTCGCTTTCCTGGTCGCCCGCAACGTCACCCTCAGCCCAAAGGATGGCAGGGCCAAAGCCGCCGGCAAGCGCGCGCCGCGCACGAGGATCCCGGCGAAGGAAGTCGTCGTGTTCGTGCTCATTCGCTTCACGCGGCGCGGCAAGCGGCTCGACAAGGACCAGACGGTCGCACCGGTGTTCGCAAAGGTAGGTCCCTATTACGGCGAGGCCTTGGCCGAATTGCTGACAGCGTGATGCTGTCCGAAGGCGGCATTCCACGCTATAGGGAGGCAGGCCAGCAGCTGCGCGTACCGGGAGATCATCCTTGCCGCGCGCATCCACCTTCACGACCTATTGCAACACGGTACTCGACAAGAACACCGAGCAGCAGTTCGACCGGCTGGCGGCGGCGGCGACACGCGCCTTCACGACCATCCAGCGCAGCGCATCTTCTGCCTCGGCCGCCACGGCCGGGCTGTTGGGCGGGCGGGGCACCGGAGGGCTTGGCGCCGGCACCAGTCCCGCCGTCCGGTTGCAGGCCCAGGCCCAGCGCGCGGCGGCCGTCGCCTACCAGGTCAATGCACGCGCTGCCCGGGACAATAGCGCGGCGGTAGAGCGGCAGGGGCGCATCGCGGAAGCCGCGGCGCGCAAGAACAGCCTGCTGAGCAAGACGCTCGAGACCAGCGCGACGTCGCTGCGGATCGTCCAGGGCCAGCTCGGCCCGGTGGCGGGCCGGGTCCAGGCCGTCGCCGGCGCGATCAACGAACTGACCGGCCTGCGTCTTGGCGTCGCCGGGCTGGGTGCCGCGATCTTCGGGCTGGCGCGCAGCGCGAACCAGTTCACCGAGATCCGCACCGCGCTTCAACCCTTTTACGAAACCCAGCGCGACGTGAACGCGGCGATGGCGGACGTGGTGGGCATTTCCAACCGGTCGCGCCAGGCGCTGGCGCCGATCGCCCAGCTCTACACCCGCATCAACCAGGCGGGGAAAGAGTTCGGAATCACCAGCGCGCGGGCGGCGCGGATCACCGAGATCGCCGCCAAGGCCGCCTCGCTGTCGGGAGGATCCAAGGACAGCCAGAACGATGCGTTGCGCCAGTTTACGCAAGGCCTGGGATCGAACCAGTTCGGCGGCGACGAGCTGCGGTCGGTCAAGGAAGGCGCGTTCCGCCTGGCCAAGGCGATCGCCGACGGGCTCGGGGTATCGATCGCCCAGCTGAAGGAGCTCGGCGCCAATGGCGAGCTCACCGCCGAGAAGGTGGCGACCGCGCTCGAGCGTTCGGCCGACCGGATCGAGACCGAATTCGGCCGGATGGATCAGACGCTGGGATCGTCCAGCACCAAGTTCGTCAACAATCTGCTTTTGATGGCAGGCGGGATCGATTCGACGCTGGGCCTGACATCGACGCTTGCGCGCTCCCTGTCTTTCGTCGCCGACAACCTCAAGGGCCTGGCGAAGATCGCGGCCGGCGTGGCCGCCGGGTTCGCAGCGATCAAGGCCGCGACCTTCGTCGGCGAGATCTCCAGCGGCGTGAAACAGTTCCTGGTGATGCAGGCCGCGGTCACCGAGCTCGGCAAGCGTCGCTCGGCCGAAGCGCTGGTCGCCAAGCATGCCGCGGCCGAGCGCGTTCAGGAGTTGGAAGAGCAACGGCTCGAGATCTTCCGGGTAATCGGGGCGCTTGAGCAGCAGGCCGCCGAGGAAGCCAAGATCGCGAATTTGGCAAACCGCAATGCAGCCGCTGGATTTCCGGGTGCGTCGGTCGGCGGCAAGATCGTCGGCGCCGCCGAGGCCAATGCCAAGCTTGCTGATACGGCTGGGAAGTTAAGCCAGGCCCAGGCCGCGGCCGCGCGCAACAGTCGGCTGTACGAGACAGCCGTCAGTAATGCCGCTGTAGCCACTGATCGTTACGAAAAGCGGGTTGCCATTGCATCAGGCCGCACCAGTCTTTTCAAGCTTGGAATGTCGGGTCTGCTCAGCGTGTTCAATCCTTATGCGCTCGTTGTGGGGCTCGCGACGACCGCGCTGATCAGTTACGCCACGCGAACAACTGCTGCGGAAAAAGCCATAGCAGGGCTGACCGCCGAGCAGCGCAATGCGATCGACGCAATTGACGCGACGACCAAAGCCTTGCTTGCCCAGGATTCGGTGCTGGCGCGGCAGGAGGTTCGGTCCCGCAAGAAGTTGGCCAATGATGCCAACGATGCCGAGAAGGAGGCCCGCGGCAATCTCGCCAGCAGCATCAATGAGTTGGCCAATGGCGCCGGCTTTAGCACCGACGGCGGGAAACTGCGAAATATTGCCAACCAGCTGCGCGACGGCATCCTGACGATCAAGGACGCGGACGCCAAGCTCGAGCCGATCAGGCAGCGCAACCCGTCTCTCTTCCGTGCTGGCATCGTCGATAAGATCCTGGGCGGTGCACAGACCAAGATCGACGACCAGATCAAGGAAGGGATGAAGCAAGCCCAGGTGCTCAAGTTCTCGCAGAAGAACCTGACGGACGCACAGGACGCGCTCGACCAAGCATTGAAGCATCCACCTGCAGCGCCGACGACGACCCCTCCGTCAACCGCGAACATTGCTGCGCTTGCGGCCCAGGCCGAGGTCGCCGCCTATGATGACGGCACCCATGCGCTGAAGGAAGCATCCGCCCGGCGTAAAGCCGCGATCGCGGCGCTCGACAGCGAGTTCGGGGTCAAGGGAGGCAAGATCGATCCGTCGAAGTCGAACGACTATCTGGCGCGCCGCACCGAGATCGAGAAGACATACAAGCAGGAGACCGACCTCGCGCGCGCCCAGAAGGCAGCCGCCGCGCAGGCCCTGTCCGATCAGCGCAAGCGCGGCCGTGAAGCGATCCAGCTGGTCAATCAACAGGAAACTGCCGAGGAGCGCATCGCGCGGATCCGTGAGAAGTTCGACGAGGCACCGCGGCTCGCCGACCAGGGCAAGCAGGCCCTGCGCGAACTGGACGATCTCATCAAGAAATATGGCGAGTTGAAGGATGCCAAGAGCCGGGCGATCGTCGCCGACGCGACCTCGGCCCGTGGCGTCGTCGTCGACAATCTCGACAAGCCCTACAAGGAATATCTCCGCGCCCAGCAGGAGGGTCTCGCGATTCAGCGGCTGGTGCTCCAGGGAAGGAACGCAGAGGCCGCCGCGCTCCAGACCATCTATGATCTCACCGAACAGATGGGTCCGCTCGACGACGCGCGCAAAAAGCGGATCTACGAAGCCGCGGTCGCCAACGAACAGATCACGCGCGAGCTGGAAGCCCAGCAGCGGCTGGTCAACGCGTACACCTCGGCGGTCGGAGACGCGCAGCGCACGCTCGAGGACTTCCTCGGCAACCTGCGCAAAAATCCAAAGGACGCCTTCAAGAACCTGGGCAAGCAGCTCCAGGACAATCTCGGCAACCTGCAGATACGGCTGATCTCGGAGAAACTGTTCGGCGGTCTCGAGGACGAACTGAAGGATCTGGTCAACGGCAATAGCGGCGTGCGGTCGGCCAATGATTTCCTGAAAGACCAGACCGAGCGCGCCGGCGATTCGCTGTCAGAAATGGCTGACACGGTCGTCAATGTTACCAACAAGCTTTCTGAGGTGGCCTCGGGTACCGCCGTCCCCGGCACGCCCGGTTCGCCAGCATCCCAGGTCGGCATTGGCGCGGCCGCCGCCACGATCGGCAAGGCCGTCAGTGAGGCCGTAGGCGACAAGGTCGACGACATCGTCGTCACGGGCAAGCGCGGAACCGACCCGTCGACAGCCGCGGCACGTGAATTGCCGAATGCGGTGAAGGCGATCGAGAAGATCAACGAGGGCCTGGTCAAGAACCTGCAGAAGATCCTCGGGGTCCAGTTACCCCAGGTCCTGCAGGGTGTACTGGCACAAGGTCTCACCGGTTACGCCCAGGCAGGCCCGGTCGGTGGCGTACTCGGCGCGCTGAAGGGCATTCCGGGGGTCACCGGCAAGCTCGACAAGCTGCTCGGCAAGAGTGATGCGCTGGGTGGCGCGATTGGTGGCGCGCAGACCGGGGCGATGGTCGCCGGCATCGGCAAGATGCTCGGGCTCAAGACCTCAACGCTCGGCGGGCAGATCGGCGGGGCAGCCGGATCATTCCTGCCCATCCCCGGCGGGCAGTTGATCGGCTCGATCATCGGCTCGGTGGTCGGCGGCCTGTTCAAGAAGACCCCGAAGGCCAGCACCAACCTGCGGACCCGCGACGACGACACCATCGATATCTATGGCACGACCGGCCAGGGCAAGGGCAAGGCGGAACGCAAGGCGGCGGCCAAGGCTGCGGCCCACGCGATCGACGATGCGCTGTTGAACCTCATGGATCAGTTCGGCACCGGGCTGGCGGACAATGTCAAAATTGGCGCGATCGGCAGCAAGAAAAAGAAGTTCTTTTTCGACGCACCCGGCGCCGGCGGCAAAGAGTATTTCTCCGACCAGGCCGACGCGATCACGGCCGCGATCACCTATGCGGTCAACCATGGCGTGATCGAGGGCATGAAACAGTCGGTCAAGAACCTGATCACCAGCGGCAAGGATCTCAATACCCAGATCGAGAAAGCCTCCCTGCTCGAATCCATTCCCAAGCGCCTGCTCGCCTTCACCGATCCGGTGCGCGCCGCGGTCGAAGGGGTGAACGACGAATTCAAGCAGATCATCCGGGTGCTCGATGAAGCCGATGCGTCGGCCAGCGAATATGCCGATGCGCAAAAGCTTTATGAATTCGAGCGCGCCAAGGCGATCGAGCAGGCGACCAGCCAGGCCTCGAGCGCGATCGAGGATTTCCTGAAGGACATGAAGGGCGGCAGCAACAGCCCGCTCAGCCGCCGCGCGGTCTATGCGAACGCACAGTCCGACTTTTCGAAGATCGCCAGCGACGTCAACGCCGGCAAGGCGGTGGACGACAACAAGCTGCTCGATGCCGCGACCCGCTTCCAGGATGCCAGCCGCGCGCTCAACGGATCGAACCAGAGCTTCTTCAGCGACTTCGATACGATCTTCAACCTGCTCACGAAGGCCAAGGCCAACATCACCGGGAGCACGACGACCTCGACGGGGACCCTGCCGGCGTCGCCGTTCGCCAACAACAGCAGCGTCAACGATGCGATCGCGGCGACCAGCCAGGCGCAGGTGGCGGCGACCAACACCCAGACCAACACGCTAGCCGGCAAGCTCGACACCCTGGCCGCGATCATGAAGGACGTGTTCGCCGGCCTGCCCAACGCGCGCGTCGGCTATAGCAAGGCGCTGGCGATGCTGCCGGGCATCAGGCTGTGACGCCGGTCCTGATCCATGTCCGGCCGCAGCATCCGGCCACGCTTACGCGCTACGACGTGCGCTGTGCCGATGGGCCGAGCGCGCAGGTCTATGGCCTGGGCGGGCTGGTCTGGGAGCCTGCGATCCTGCAGCGGCCGCTGCGCAGCATCGAACTGTTCACCCCCGCGATGGACGGGCGGGTCCAGGCCGGCACCGCGCGCTTCGCCTTGATGCTCAATGCGGTCACCAACCTGCCGATCGATCCCATGACGCTCTACTGGAAGGGCGCACCGGTCAAGATCTGGAGCGCGCCGGATCTGTCGCTCGAGCGCGCATCGCTGCCATTCGACGGCTATGTCACCGGGGCAAAACCGGACATCGATGCGCGCAGCATCGTGATCGACGTCGCGGTATCGACCAACTTTCTCGACAAGCCACTGCTCACGCTGGAATTCACCGGGGGCGGTGACTTTCTCGGCGACGTCGGCAAGCGGGGCACGCTGAAGCCGGCCGGCTTTGGCATCGTCCCGAACATCGAGCCGGTGTGGTTCGACGAGACCGACAACATCGGCATGATCGACGGCTACGGCAATACGATCACGGTCACCGGCTTGTTCGAAGGACGATCGAGCCTTGGGCCGAGCATGGGCGACTATCCAAGCTATGCCGCACTGAAAACCGCGATCTCGGGCGGAACCATCATCCGGGGCCGGTGGGCTACGTCGATCGCCGACGGGTGCATTGGCCTCGGTGCCCCGCCAGCCGGCGTCATCACGGCCGACGCGGTGTTCGGGACCGATCGCCCGGGTGCGATGATGCGCCGCTGGATCGAGGCGCACGCCGGCGTCGCCACGGGATCGATCGACACCATCGCTTTCAGCGCACTCGATATCGCCGTGCCCCGCCCCGTTCATTACTGGACCAGCCAGCAGCGCCAGGTGATCGAATTGCTTCAGGCGATGGCGGGCAGCTGCAACGCCAGCCCGATCGTCACGCTCCAGCGCAAGGTAACGGTGAAGCGCGCGGTGCTGTCGTCACCGGTTGCCACGTTCGATCGTTCGGGCGGCATAGAGCCGCGGGTGATCAACTGGCGCTCGGTCGACAGCGATCCGCCCTGGGCGCGGCTGAAGGCGCGGACGGCCCGGCCCGGACGGGTGCTTGATCTCGTCGAGATCAACTACGAAGATGACCTGATCGATTTGGGCGACTACGACAACGCCAAAACCTACCGTCAAGGCAACATCGTCTATCAGCCGAGCAACGGCAATCGTTTCCTTTATATCAACGCGACGCCGTCGATTGGCAATGCGCCGCCCAACACGACCTATTGGGCATTCTTTCAATCCGCCGATCCGGCCATCGCCGCCGCCCAGTCCACTGCATCGACCGCCTTGTCGGATGCCGCCGCAGCAGCCTCACAGGCTGCATCGGCGCTGCTCGCCATTGCGGATATCGTCAACGACGGGATATTGGACGGGAGTGAAAAGCCGCAGGCGGTAGCCGCATGGACGGATATCACCAACGCCCAGCCTGGCCTCGACGCACAGGCTGCTGACTTTGGAATCACGACGGAACGGACAAACTACAACAACGCGATATCCGCGCTTGGCGCTTATCTCGCCGGACTGTCACCGGCGTGGAATAATTATTCGGTCAACACGCCAATCGTGCGGGCCACCTTCATTGGTAAGTTCGCCGACGTGATCTATGCCAAACAGGTGCTTGAAGCACGTATCAGGGCCGCCATGCTGAGCGTCGCCGATCCGGTGACGGGCGTCATAAAGCCCAACAAGGTGATCACGACGTCGGTCACCGCATACAATATGACTGACGGTGCCAGCATCTATGTCGAGGGCACCATCAGCAGCATAAACGGAACGCGCTCGCCCGAGCTCCTGGGTTACGTGACCTACACGCCCACGACCGGGCAGTTCCTGGAATTGATCTTCAATGGCGTCATCTACACCAACGGGGTAACGGGTATCGCAATCGATTGCATCGACCCCAGCTATACCGACCCGAATGGGGGAAATGGCGTCTATGGCGTGGCCATCTATCCCGATGTGATCGTGCCAAGCTCCTGCATCGGCGCCAACATTTACACCTTTAACGACACCAGCCCCAAAGGCACCTGCGACTGGGTTGCCAATGCCGACGGTACGATCTCGGTGGGCAATCTTACCACTACGCTGAATTCAAGAGATGTGATCACGTTGACGCCCGGGGCGGCTACCAGCGGCAACCATTTCAACGTGTTCGCCGGAGGGTTTGGCGCTGGCGTTAAGCCGGGGCGGCGGATTTGGCCAAGGGCGGGCGCGCCTGCAACATTCGGGCGATATCTGGGAAATGCCATACTTTCTTCAATCACTTGTGAGGAAGCGAGCCTGGCCCCAGGGATAACCTACACCTGGAGGATATTTGGGTGGAAATTCGAGAACGGGCTGTCCAGCGTCCGGGAGGCAAAGGTCTGATGAAAGGAATGCTCTACTTCAAGCGATCGGGCGCGATTTTCGCTGAAATGACGATCGGCGGCTCTGCAAATATCCATCAATATGAGGACGCCGATCGCGGCTTCCTGCCGCTGATCGCAGACCCTTCGGCGGTATTCGTGGACGCGGCCGCACTGGAACCGAGGATCGACTCCGGGCCTATCATCGCGGACCTTCTGTCGGTCGACGTCGGCGACACGATCACGTTGAGCGGCTTGCCTGATCCATGCTTCCTGCAGATCGACCGGAACGTGCCGTTCGAAGTCACTGGCGGTAGTCATGCCATCAGCTTTGCAACGCCCCGCGCGGCGACCATCAATCTCGTGGGGCAATACCGCGCCGCACCCCTGCTTCTGACATGGGCGGACCTTGAGGACCTCAAGAATGGGCTTCGAGCGTCGGCGCGCGACGTGCGCGATGCCAAAATCAACGGCGGCTGCATGACACCGAAAGGGGCTGTCGATACCGATCTCGAGAGCCGGCTGAATATCAGCGACTGGTGCAGCGCCGCGATGCGCGCGCAATCGGCGAGCGAGTCCTTTTCAATCGACTGGACGATGCAGGACAACAGCGTTGCCACCCATGACGCGGATGAAATGATCGCCATGGCAACCACCGTGATCGCATTCGTCTCCGCTTGCCACGCCGCCTATCAGGCTATCCGCGGCGCGATAGAGGCGACGACCGATGCCGCGACGCTCAATGCCATAGACATTTCGGAAGGGTACCCATGACCGACACTGCCCCAGCAGCACAACGTGCTTACCGCATCAACGTGATCGTTCAGGACGTCGCTAACGGCGGCATGTCTTCCAAAACCATAATTGTTACCAGTCTGCTTGCGGATGCCGGTGAGGTTTCGGCCTATCTGGCGAAGGCACTGAAGCGGCAGCGCGAAGTCAAGGCGATGCCAAAAGAAGGTGGCGGATCATGATGCTCGTCTCGCCACGTCTCGGTTCCGAGGGGATTCAATGAATGTCGATGCACCATCTCGGCAACGCGCACCTCTACACCGCGCTGGCCTATTACGTGATCGGCTTGGTGCTCTTAGGCGTTTCCATCAAGATATGGTGGACGCATCCCGTCAACCGCGCGCTGATCTTTGGACCTTATGTCACGCAAGAGGGCATGAAACTTATCCTGCGAAACTGGCCGTTCATGGCGATGTTCGGCGCGTTCATCCTGAGTTGCGCCTTCGATCACCACGCTGACTGGCTCGCGTCTCGTGGCACGATCTCCTACGCGTACGTGGACATATTATCGATCATCGAAGCAATGATTTCGGTTTGGACGGCGGGGAGCATGGTGTTTGTCGCGCTGCGTGCAGCATGGCGGAGCCGTTGAATCTTTCACTCATCCCCGAAACCCTGGGCGGCGTGCTCGGCGCAATTGGCACTTTTGTGCTCGGGCTGTTGATGTGGACCACCCATCGCAAAAAAGGAAAGATAGACGAGAGCGCTCTTGTCCTGGCGGAATGGAAGAACCTTTTCGAAGCCCATCAAAAGCAGATGAACGATACCGTCGCCGCTCATCATGCTCAGATGACCAGCATCGTCGCGACACACCAGGGGCAGATGCAAGCCGCGATCGCTGAGATCACGACGTTGCGTAGAGAGGTTTCGTCGCTGCGGGACCGGGTCGCCGTTCTCGAAAATGAAAACCGCGAATATCGGGACGAGAATGAAGGTCTGCGCCGCCAGCTTGCACAAGCCTCTCGCTCCCAGGCCGTGATGCTCGCACCGTCGGTCGCGTCCAAGTCTCCGACAGCAAACAAGCGGTTCGGCCTTCCCGAAGATCAGCAAGAGCTGCTGCGCAAGATAGACGAGAAGGACGCCGAATAGGCGACACGCCTAGTCTGGGGGCATAAAACGCGGTATTGCGGCAGTCATGCCCGCAACCCCCGCTGACATCTCCAGGTTCACGACCGACGGGATCGTGATCACCTCCCCCACCGATCCCGCGGTTACCGCCGCGATCCTCGCCGAGCATGTCGATGCACTGGATGGCGCGGGCGAGGAGATCGAGATGTTTTTCGACGATCCGGCCGACGCCCAGATCATGCTCGACGAGAAATTCACCTATCTGCGCCAGGCCGTGATCGTCCATGAGGGCATCGAGGTCGACGAAACGGTGGATCTCGCCGAGGGCGCCGCGACGATCCCCTCGGTCCGCGTGATCGACGCCATGCGTGGCATTGACCAGGTCGTGCGGGTGCGCGCCTACGCCCAGGACATGGGGGCCGACCGCTTCAGCGTCGAGGTGCTGCAATGACGATCGCGCTTTCCGTCGGCGCGGTGACCGCGACCTCGGCCGTACTCAACATCGGCACGCCAGGCGCCGAGGGTACGATAGACGTGCAGCTTTCCACCCGAGCCGATTTCTCGTGGTGCGTTTGCCCGATCTACAGTTTCCCGCTCGGCAGCACCGTCACGCTCGAGCAGATCAACCAGGCGACCAGCTATTATGCGCGTGCCCGCACCAGGCCCAGCGTCGGGGACGAAGAGGCCTGGAGCAATATCGCGGGTTTCCGCACGCCGCTCGTGGCCGATCGCGCCACCGCGCCGCAGGCGATCATGATCGATCCGGTGATGCTGGTGGTGCCCGAGCCGATCCTGAGCTGGTTGCCCGATCGCGAGAATGCCGGCTATCCCGCTCGTAACCTGGCCCGCGACGCGCCGGCGGCATGGGAGTGCGTTATGTACGAGGTCACCCCTGGCAATTTCGCGGTAGGCCTCGAATTCTCCACAGCCGGCGCGCCCGTCGACACGCTCGCGCTGCTCAACACCAACCTGCCCGAAGGCGCCGGCATCGATGTCCGGGCCGGCGCGGACCAGGACAATGTTCGGAGCGGATCGCCCACCTTCGTCTACGGACTCGTTTCGTTCAGGGCGAGCGCCAACCTGCCTGGACGAAACGGTTACCACGGATTGATCCGCTTTCCCGGACCGGTCGCGCAGCCCTATTGGCGCATCGGCATCTACGGCATCACGCCATCACACCTTCTTCACGTCGAGCACTTAGTTATTGGATTGAACAGGAAATCCCGAAACCATGCGCTCGACAAGCGCGAGAGCGGCAGCAATCTGGGCTCGCTCGAGCGCACCCGATCGGGCAACCCGGACCGCCAGGATGGTGCCCGCATGCGTGAAGTAGAGTTCGACATCGCCTTCATGACCGAAGCACAATACGAAACGGTCTATGCCGATCTGATCTATCGCCAGAATGAGCCGGTGCTGGTCGTGCCCAACACCAGGCAGGGCGGCTTCCTGCACGACCGGATCCTTTATGGCGACTTGACCGGCGGCCAGACCAGCCAGCCGACCTCGCCGCATTACACCCGTGGATTCAAGATCAACTCGCTGATCTGAGCGGGGCGCGATTTCCACACCGGAGTTTCACCGGACAAAGTGCAATTGCTGTGCTAAAGAACGGCCCTTCTGGTGGATGGGCAGGCATCGCACATGGCATTCAAACCCGGCGAACCGATCAGTGAAACCAACCGCATGCCGGTGGTGGTCGTGCCGGCCGACTATACGCCCGGCGAGGACATATCGGAAGCCAATCCCCTCCCTGTCGGCGGCGGCACGTATCACCCCGGCCTGCCGATCAGCATGACCAATCCGCTGCCGGTCGAGGGTACCGGCGGCGGGACAACCCCGGTACCGACGCTCGGCGGCCTCGAGCTCGCACCCCTCACCGTCCCTTTCGGCTTCACCGGCGTGTTCGCGGATGCCGATGCCAGCGGCGTGCCCGGCACCGTCGAGTTCTCGCTCGAGGACAATGGCGCCGGGATCTTTTCGATCCACGAAGTCACGGGCGCGCTGTCGATCGTCATCCCCCCGGCGTCCGGCACGGTCCCCCAGGTCACCATCCGCGCCGAGAACGGCGCCGGAGACGCGATCATCAAGCGCTTCGCGATCACGGTCATCGGCACCGAGCCGGACGAAGATGCTTTCGCAGCGCACCTGCTGCTCCTGCTCAACGAACTTTAGGAGGCCGCTTTGGGCACTATCACGATCGCGGATTTTGACGGTCTGCCAGTAGATGTCGAAAAGCCAAACCCGCATGGCCGTGCGGCGGCGGCGGCATCGGTGGCCGTCGCGCTTGCGACCGAAGACAAGGCGGCGCTGGGCGCAAACACGGACGGGCCCTGGGTCGGCACCGGCAATGCTTCGCTCGTCGCGGTTTTGAAGGCGCTCTTCCTGGAGGCGATCGACGATGCGCCGGTGAGCATCGCCGCCCCACCCCAGTCGATCACGCCGTGCGTGATAGCCAGTGCCGACAGCTTGTCCGCCGGCGTCGACCTGGGCCTGTTGCGCCTGTCCGCGATCCAGCTGCCCGCTAATATCGACGGCGCGGCGACGCTGAGCTTCCAGGGCAGCATCGACGGCGTGACCTGGGCCAATGTCTACACGGCGGCCGGCACGGAGAAGACGGTCACGGTTGCCCTGTCGCGGTTCGTCATCGTCGACTGGAATGATTTCCGGGGCCTTCGCCATCTGAAGGTGCGGCTCGGCACCGCCGGCGCGCCCATCACCACCACCGCTGAACGAACCCTTCAATTGCTCGCCGAGAGCTGAGGCGTCGGATCATGCCGCAGGATGACAGGACATGGACACCTTGAGCAAATTCCTCTTCTTCCTTAAGGGCGGAAGGCCCAAGCCCCCTGTTCCGTTGTTCGGCGATTATTCCGACTTCGGCGCCGGGCGAGAAGCCTATGACTTCGGGCTGCCCGATGATCCGATCGTCGACCTGACGGGTCCTGGCGCCGGCGAATTCCAGGTCCATTCGGGCAAGGTCTCGCCGATCGGTTTCCTCAGCCAGTCCAGCTACACGCTCACCGCCGAGACGATCCTGGGCAAGAAATATCTCCTGACGATATCGGTTCAGCGTCCGGCCTCGGGCACGCTCACCCCGGCGCAGCGCTATCCCGCGACAATCGACGAGCTGCTGCTGGCGGCGACCGAGCAGCGCTACCGCGGCGACCGCATCCGCCTGCGCCCCGAGATCTTCAACCCGGCCGAGGTCGACAAGCTCGCCGCCCTCACTTTGCCGACCCTGCTGCGCCCGGGCGGCCCGGTGGCGCCAACCCATCCCTATCACGCCAATGTGCGCGGCATGGCGTCGATCGAGGTCGGCCGGGGCGACAGCCGCAAATATAATCAGCTCCCGGCATCAGCCTATAACGGGTTCATCACCTTCGAATCCTATGATCCCGCGCGCCCGGCCGAGGTGCGGCTGATCCGCTTCACCTCCAACCGCGGCACGCCATATGACCATCGCTGGACCAACCTGCGGCTGCAGCGGCTCTATCCCGACGTGCCCGGCCAGACGACGCCCGGCTATGGCGGCAATCCGACCCGGTTGACGTGTGCGACCGACTATATCCAGGACAGCGTTTCAAAGAAGACCGAGATGGTCCAGTGGGACAATAACTGGGTCCACAGCACGCGCCTCGGCAATGCGGTCACCGGCAGTTCCGAGCAGCATAGCGACATCTTCCAGTTGGGAAACTATTTCGAGAACAATGCCTTCAGCGGCACCCAGGCCTTTGCCAAGGACAGCCTATGCGTCGGCAATATCTATAAGGGGTTTTCCAGCGATCCGCACAAGCACGCCTATTGGTCCGACCAGCGCAAATGCCACTGGTCATACAACCTGTTGCTTGATGTCCAGGATCCCGGGGATGGTCACCTCGATGGCAGCCAGGCGCAATATTACAGGAACACGGCCGCGCCCGGCCTGTCCGCCTGCAAGGGCCTGGACGCATTCCCGGATGGCACCGAGATCGAGACCTATGCGGCGATCGGCAATCTGTGTGTTCGGCTGGGCGATCCCGCCATCAAGACGCTGACCCAGCCGAACGCGCTCATTTTCGACGCGGTCAACTACTATCCCAAATTGCAGCTGTCGCCGTACATCGCCGACAATGTGCTGGTCAGCAACGGCAGCTACCTGGTTTCGCTCACCTATGCCGGGCCCAAGACGGTGATCGAGAACAACACCGCCCTGCTCGATCCGCTGGTGTCGGCCGGCGCATCGCCCAAGATCAACATCTCGGTCACCTGCTCGCCCGACATGACGGTGCGCAACAACGTTGTCACCAACAGCATCCAGGGCCAGAGCATCAGGAATGCCTATGGCAACACACGTGCCATTCCGTCCGAATATGCCGGCATGTTCGCCCGCAGCGAATATAGCGGCATCAAGACGGCCGCCGACGTGATGGCCGCGCTCGCGCCGCAGGGCCGTCTGCTTGGCCTGCAGCGCGAGATCGGCGCGATCAACAGCATGATCGACCAGGCGGCAGGCACCCGCACCCCCCATCCCGCCCCGATCTATCCGCTCGAGATCCTGGCCGACCGCTTCGCAGGCAATGGTGCGATCACCAATCACACGCCCGACGCCTCACCCTTTGGCAAGGCCTGGCGCCGGGTGCCGGGCGGGAGCAACGCGCCGCAGCTCAGCGGGTCCGGCACCGCCTATGGCCCGATCAATCCCAACGTCATGGGCGGCTGGTATGTACCGTCGGCCGAGGCGACAGGCGCCTACAACATTCCGCTCGGCAACGGCCTGATCATCGAGATGGAGCTGATGCCGGTCACCATCCTCGCGCACGAGACCGCGTGCTTCCTGCTCGGCACGCCAGCGGCCGACGCCAGCTTCAAGGGCTTCCTGCTGCGCCGTAACGCGGCCAACCATATCCAGCTGATCAAGGCGCTGGGCGATGGTACCGCCGCGAATTATGACATCCTCGCCGACCAGGACCTGCCATTGACGCAAAACACGCCGGTCAGGATATCGATGGACCTGAATCCCGTCACGAATCTTGCGACGATGCTGATCGGCGGCGTGGCAGTCGCTACCGCGGCACTGGATGTAAGCGGCCTCACCGCGAGCGCGGCCGGCTTCTGGATGAAGTCCGGTGCCGGCGCCAACGTCTTCGGACAGGACATGGGCGTTCATGTGAAGGACCTGCGCATCCGTCGCAAGCGCCCCTGATCGCGCCGCCGATCCGATGTGGGAACGTTAATCAGGATTCACACCGGACATTCACCGGACATTGTGCTAGAAGGCCCGCAAGCAGGGGTCGCGCATGTCCGAACTTATCAACCCGAAGTTCATCATCGCCTACTCGATCGTCCTGGGATTCGCGGCTGCGTATGTGAACAACCCGGACGATACGATGAACGGCGCGCTGATCGCGGCGTTCGCGGGCGCCTGGGGCTTTTACCTCGGCAGTTCCAACAGCAGCAACCAGGTGCGCGAGCAGGTCGGCAAGGCGCTCGATATCGCCGCCGCCGCCCAGCCCACGACCCCCTTCTCACCCCAGCTCGCAACCGGACCGCAGCCCGTCAAGATCGAAGGCACCATCGAGAAGGCGCCGCATGAGACCACTGCGTTAAACGATACCGGGATCATCGAATGACGATGCGCGATCCGATCTTCACGGTGATCCAGCGCCGTCTTGCTGCCCTCGGCCTCTATGACGCCGCGGTGGACGACGAATGGGGCCCGGGCATGGCGGGCGGGATCGACCGGGCGCTGGCGCTTATCGAGAAGGCCAGGGTCACGGCGACTCCGGCCGGCGCGCTGCTCTATCCCGGCCTGAAGCCGGACTATGCCTGGATCCGCGACCAGGGTCCTTTGCCCCGCCACCTGTCGGAGATGCTGAACCTGCTGGGCACGCACGAGGTCGCAGGCCCGGGCAACAGCCCGGTGATCATGGGCTGGACCGCCGAGCTCCTCGCGGCCGGCATCGACCTGCGCAGTTCATATCCCGGAGATTCGGTCGCCTGGTGCGGCCTTGCCATCGCGATCGCCATGCTGCGCGCCGACCGGCCTGTCGTCGACAATCCGCTGTGGGCGCTGAACTGGTCTAAATGGGGAGAGGATGGCGGCCAGCCAGAGCTTGGCGACGTGCTCATCTTCATGCGCGACGGCGGCGGCCACGTCGCTCTCTATGTCGGCGAGGACCGCGACTGGTTTCACGTTCTTGGCGGTAACCAGTCAGACAGCGTCTCGATCATGCGGATCGCCAAGACGCGCCTGAAGGCGTGCCGCCAGCCTGCCTACAAGAACAAACCAGCCAGTGTCCGCCCCCGCCTCGTCCGCACGACCGGCGCGATTTCCGTCAACGAAGCATGATCGGGAGTATATCCTCGTGGTAGTACAGACCTTCAAACAGCATCTCAGCCCCGGCGAGCAGCGACATGCCCGCGCCAATATCGGCGCCGGCGTCGACCTCACCGTGCCCCAGGACCTGACCGAGGACCAGAAGCTCCGGATCCTGATCAACCTCGGCCTCGAGGATGAACCGACCCTGCCGCAGATCGGGCCCTCGTCCGCGACGTTCCTGACCACGGCCTCGGCCGGCACGACGATCGTCAACCTCACCGGCGTTCCGACCGGGGTCACGCCCACCTTCACCCCGACCGATCCCGGCGATGCCGGCAAGATCGCCGTCGTCGGCACGGGCGGCTCGGCCCACCTGGTCGTCGGGTCCACGCCCTCGACCGATGGCGACAACGTCTCCGGTACCGTCGCGGCGGCTGGCGCTCTCTCGCGCAATATCACGATCACCGCCAACGCGCCGGCGGTCAACACCCGGCCGCGCTACGGCATAGGCGCTGCCAACGCCTACCAGTCCGGCAATGTCGCGGCCCTGTTCGCATCGATGACCAACATCGCCGGCAGCAGCAACGGCGGCAAGACGGGCGGTCCCTTCACGGTCGCGCCTGGTGCTGGCCAGTACGGCTGGGTCGCGATCCTCCAATCCGCCGCGGCCGGCGGCGTGACGTTCAACGACGGCCTGGGGGACGGCGGCTGGTCGGGCGCCGGCCAGGCCGGAAACTTCACCAGCGGCCCGCTCACGCCGAGCACCTCGAGCACGTCCTACACGGACGCGAACGACAATGTCTGGCTGCTGTTCCGCCAGGATTATTCGAACGCTGCCTTCACCGGCTCCATTTCCTAAGAGGACGATCGTTCATGCCTATCACGTCCAGTCCGGTCGCGACCTCCAACGACCAGATCCCGATCATCGCCGCGAGCAATCTGCACAAGATGGCGGGCGTCCCGAAACATTTCCTGACGTTCGCCGATTTCACGGCGGCGGTAGCCAAGGAGCGTGCACGGGTAACTGCATCGGCCGCGCTGTGGGGAGATGGCGAACCGATCACGATCGGGGAAGAGGCCGAAACCCGCGCATCGCGCTCCTGGAGCACCGACCTCAATCATGCGCGCACCGTGACGATCGGCTCGTTCCGGACGATCCTGCCAGGGGACGGCAACCGCGTGCGCGCGGCGTCCGGCATCCCAGCGTCCGGCACCGGCGCCAATGGCGATCTGTCGGTCGACTGGGCGGGCAAGGCGATCTATCAAAAGACGAGCGGCAGCTGGGCCCAGACATCGTCGCTTGCGACCGGTGGCGGCAGTGATTTCAGCCGGGTCGATTCCCAGCCCGACGAGATTTACACGCCTGTCGTATCCGACGTCGGCACCCTCAAGATGTTTACAGCCGCGGCCGGCACGGTGGTCAACTTCGCGCTGCACTCCGAAGAGCCGATCCCAGCGCTTTCCAAGATCAGCTTCATGGCAGGCTCCGGCCCGCTGTCCTTCACCAACGGCGTCGGCGTCAACCTGATCGGCCCGCCCAACAAGGGCAAGACCGCGCTCGGCCCCAACGCGAGGATCGACGCGATTCAGCTGTCCACCGACACCTGGTATATTTCCGGGGACCTCGCCGAGGTCGCGCCGATCGCACCAGTAACCGCCAGCTTCCCGGCTGGCGCCACGCCCGGCACGCTCGTCGCGAACCTCACCAACATTCCGACCGGCGTGACGCCGAGGTTCTCGCCCGCCGACGGCCGCGTCGTTGTCGCGGGCAGCGAAGCGACCGGATGGAAGCTGGTCGTCGGCCTGACGAACTCCTCCGTCGGCGCGATCGCCGGCGTCGTCTCCGCACTTGGAGCCAACAATGCCCCGATCGCGATACAGGTGCAGTCCAGCGCGCCTGTCATCCTCAACAGCACCGCGATCAGCGATCTCGCGCTGAAACGCACGAGCGGCAACGGACAGATTCAGCTCGGCAATCTTTCCCTGCCCGATGCCGACTGGACGATCTTCTTTGCTGCGGCCATGCCGACCAACACCGGCGCCACCAACCAGCCGATCTTCTCGCTCGGTACCCAGTCAGACACGGTCATGAGCGACAACGGCACGCTCAACATTCTGGGTGCCGCCGCGTCCGGCATCACCGGCCCGGCCGCCAACACGGTTATCTTCACGGGTCGCGACGACAACGGAAACTGGCTCGGTGGCCGTTCTACCGCTCAAGCCATTGCCGGTTCCACCGGAGCGGTCAAAATCCTTACCTCCGAATATCGCGGCAACGTGTTCGAAGGCATGGGCGAACGTCTCTGGGCGCTCTGTCGTCGTGGCGGCGCGATCGAGGTGTGGGAGGTCGACCCGGCCGGCTATCCAACCCTACAGGAGAGTTTCACCCCATCGCCGGCGTTCGGCGCGATTTCAAGCAGGCCGGCGGTTCTTACCGCGCTGAACACGGTAGGCGTCACGCAAGGTTCGGTCACCGTCCAGCGCTTCGGCCGCATCGCGCAAGCGCTGACACCTGCGCAGATGGTCGCTATCGCGCAAGGCGTGGATCCCCGCCAGGTCGCCACCTTCAACGCGGGGGCCGGTGACCGTCTATGGGCGTTCACGTCCAACAGCGGCACCGTCAACGACCTGATCAATTCGCAGGCGGCGACGATTGTCGGCACCTACACGGCGCAAACCGCGATCATTCCCCCGACCGTCACGGCCGAGATGGTCCGCGTCGACCGCATCCGCGCCAATAGCGGCGTCCAGCGCACGGGCGTGGTGCTCTCCGACCTGCCGCTTCAGGGCACGGTCACCGGCACCAACGACGACATCTACGCGCGCCTGGTCCAGTATGATTCCCAGTCCACCATCGTTGCCGACTGGCAGAAGGTCGCGACCTCGGCCGGCGGCGTGTGGGCAGGCAAGATGTCCGGCGTCCCGGGCAGCAGCTTCACCCGTTACGCGTTGCAGGTTCGCAAGGGGCTGGCCGGCACCGTCAACACGCTCAACCGCCCGTTTGTGATCGGCCTCGGCTTTGTCACCGGTGGCCAGTCGATCATGCAGGGTTTCCGCCTGGTCGGCACCGGCACGGTCGAAGCCCCTGCTACAGCGGCAACATGTCCCCGCTGGTTTAGCAACGAGCCTGGATCGCAGCCGGATTCCTACGAGGGAAGCACCGGCACTTACCATCGCGGCTGGGTCACCAACAAGTCGACAGCCGGTTACGGCGAGACCGGTCTCATCAACAAGCTGGCGGCACTTGCCGGCTGCCCTGTGTTCTCCCTTTCAGCGGCCGATAACGGCGTTCCGATCGAAACCTACTATCTCCAGCCCAAGGGCACGCCCCAGCTGGTCGAGATGGCTTCGATCTGCCGCCCGAAATATTTCTTCTGGTCGCAAGGGCACGCTAACAGCAGCGACGGACTCGCCTACAAGGCGAAGCTCGACAAGCTCTATGACCTGTGGCGCTCGGTCATGCCGTGGGATTGGGAATTCATCGTCATTCCCGTCAACGCCAACTACTTCACCAGTTCAGCGGCCGCATGGGATGGCGTCCGCCGCGCCTACAAACAGTTCGTCGATGAGCGTCGCGCAGCCGGAGACACCAAGGTCCACCTCGGCGGCTCGATGGTCAACGCACTGCTGAACCCCGATGGTACCCACCTCGGCCCAACGCCTGCGGCAATGGGCATCCAGATCGACGTGATGGCTCAGGAGATTCTCTATCTCGAGGGGATCGCCGCCAACGACGCCAATGGCCCCGTCATCGACGAGGACAATGTCGCCTGGGATGGCGGCAACCAGCTCATCGTTCCCTACATCCACAATGGTGGCACGAACCTGCACGGCCGGATTGGCGGGAACATCACCGGGTTCGAGGTCGGCACCGATCAGAGCTTCAGCACACTGATCACCCACACCGCGACCGTGACCAACGCGGCCGAGGTGACGATCACCATGGCCGACACCCCGACGTCTGCGCCTTGGATCCGCTATCAATATGGTCTGCCGGGTCGCACGGGCGCGCTTGATCCCGGCGGCAGCGGATACCAGCTCGCCCTGGTCAACCCGCTGTTCGACGATCGTACCGCGCCATACAACGGCTCGCTCGGCTTCTCGGTGGGTCCCTGGGACCATGCGATACCGTCGCAGCTGCAGACGGTCATCTCCAAACCAACCAACGTGCAGATCACAAGCCCTGCCGCCGGCGAGGTATCGACCAGCTGGGCAGCGCCAGCGCTGGGCACGGTCGACCGTTACGAGGTCGAGGTCGGTTCGGTCGGGTCGAACATCTTCGGCTCGACTCTGACAGTTCCCGTCGCGAGCCCGCGCCTGGGCCACTGGACGGGATTGCCCGGCGGCATCTACCGCACGCGCGTCCGTGCGATCTTCAGCGACGGGACGCCGTCGGCCTATGTGATATCGGCCGATACGATTTCCGTAACCGGCGTGGTTGTCCCGGCCCCCACCGGGGTCACGGTATCCAACCCCTCCTCGGGCAAGTTGCGGATCACGTTCACGCCTCCGGCCGGATCGATCGAACGTCACGAGGTCGAATATGGCGTCGCAGGGACGGGAACGATTTATTCCCACACCCAGGACGCGTTGGTCAGCCCGTATGATTGGCTGGGCATCGGTCCGGGCAGTTACAGCGCGCGCGTCCGCACCATCTTCACCAGCGGGCCGCCGTCGGACTGGGTGATCGCGTCCAACACCGTCACCCTGTCGGGTGCGACCGTCATCGTCAGTGCCGACTTCACGGGTGCGGATAATGCCGGACTTGGATCCTACGTCCCCGAGATCGGCGGTGCGTTCACCTCGATCTCCGGCTACACAGGCCAGGCCGCGCGCATTCAGGCCAACATGGTCTATTCGAACAGCCCGACCGCGTACATGCGCAACGTCACGCCCATGCCCTCACCAGATTACAAGGTGGCCGGATTGTTTCGGAAACCGCAGCTCAGCAATAACAACGACATCGTCGGCGTCATCGCGCGCTGCCAGGAAGCGATCCCCACCTTCTACTTCTGGGCCTATCATCAGGCCGGCGCCCAGTGGCGCATGTACCGCGTCGTCAACAAGGTGCTGCAGCAGATCGATGTGGGCTGGAGTGAGGCGATCGGCACCAATGGCGGCAATCGCATCGCCGAGATCGAGGTGAACGGCACCGGCGCGGCGGTCAACCTGATCGGCCGCGTCGCCGGGGTCGAGCGCTTCAATGTCGACGACATCGACGCCAATCGAATCACGACGGCCGGCTTCATGGGCTTCGGGTTCAGTGCGGTTCAGACCACGACGACCGGCCTGCGCCTTGATCACATCGACGCGACCACGCTGTCATGATCACACTGCCGACGATCGCTGGCGTCAGGGCGTTCGCGAAACGCTTCTGGCCGTTGATGGCGATCGCGGCCGTCGCCCTGCTGCTCCTGCTCACCTATTGCGAGGGCAAGCGGAGCCAGGCGGCGATCGACGCCAAGGCGCGGCTGGAGGGCAACGTCAAGGCGCAGGACGAGAAGGCAAAAGCGGACGAGCAATCATCGACCCGGCGCCGCACCGACGACCGCCGCCTCGACCAGGAGGCGACCCAGCTCAAGGAGGTACAGACCGATGCGCACAATCCTACCGACGCTCGCCTTGCTCGCCATCGTTGCATCAGGCTGCAGCAGCAAGCCCGAGCGGCTGGTCGTGCAGCACCCGACTGTGCAGGACCTGGTGTGCCCGGCGGAGCCGGCGGCGCTCACTGACGCACAGGTCGAGGCCGATGCCGACGGGCTGCTCGATCAGGCGTTCAACGATGCCGCACTGCTCGCCGGCCGCGCGTGCCGGGATGCCAACGCCCGGGTCTGCGCCTGGCACGTCATGCGCGGACTGAAGCTGCCGCCCGGCTACAAATGCGGCTTCCCACCCCCCGGCAGTTGATCCGGGCACGGCCGCACCATCATTCACCGGATAACACCGGACAAAGAAACGGGCCGGGGGATTTCTCCTCCGGCCCGATCCTTTAGCGGGCATACCAAGGCCAGGCAGCTGCGCTGTCCGCCTTATAGGAGCATTGTGTTAAATGCTCAATCTGGAACTCGCAGCCCCTTTTGGCCACGGACCATAAATCGTCCAGGTGAGTGGCGGCCATTTTTGCAAGACCTCAAAGGATTCGCCAGGTGCCAGGAAACGATATCGAAACTCGACCGGCTGAAGGTCGTCGAAAATATACGAGGAGATCGCCACCCTGTACCCTATCCCGCGCTGAGCCGCTTCGATACACAGTCGCTCCTTCTCCTCCGCCATAGCGAGACTTAGATCGTGTGCGATCCCGTCCAGCTTCTTGCGGACGATCGCGAAGGGCTTATCAATTTCCATCATCCCACCCCAGAACCCAACCGGTTGTACAGCTTCCAATATCTTGCGTCTCTCCTCGTTCGACAGCGGTAGCTGTTTGCGCGGCACCGGGGACTCGCCCTTGCATTTCAGGCAGCGCAGCGGAAGGTCCGGACCAAGGTCCTCCCAGAAATGATCGCACAGACGCACCGGTTCCAACATCAGCCAAACTCCGGTGGCACGGCCGGCGTGCCCGACAGCCAGCCGATCGGAACGAGCACCGCATAGAGCACCCAGCTCAGCATATGGGTGAAGGGCATCAGGGCGATCAATGCCAGGACGAGCAGCAGACCCGTCCAGCCCAGGGCATCGGAGATAGCGCGTTTCATGCGTGCACCTTCTTGTCAGGGCGACTTCTAACGAAGACCGCGTGGCGCGGCCTGGACGATCCGGCCTTGCGGTTATACTTGACCTCGACGATCGCGCCCTCGCCACCTTCAAGCGCGAGCTGGTAGAATTGCTTCTTCTGGATATTGCTGAAGCCGGCGGTCACCTTGATCGGGCCCTCCTCGCCCCGCACGATCAGCCCCTTGAACGTATCATCCTTCACGAGGATATCGACGATCGGGCAATCGAGCGTCACCTCCTCCTTGATCCGGATCCACCGCGGCTCACGCCGGCGACGGTAAGGTGCGTCGGGATCCTTCAGCACGATGCCCTCATACTTCGCCCGCCATAGCTCTGAGACCTTCGCCCGGATCGCAGACGTGCCGTTCAGGCCGAAAGGATGCAGCAGGCCCACGAACGGGCTCTCGGCCGCCTCAGACGCCCGCCTGAGCTTTGCAAGCCGCATTGCGGTACCCTCGGTGCAGCGATCGCGTTCCCACTCGCTGAAGGGCACGGCGTCGAACATCCAGAACACGCCGGCGCCCTCCCCCTTCTTCAGCGCGGCAACCGTGGCGTCGAAACCCTCTTCCTCGACATATTCGCCATCGATCACCATCGCCTGGCCGAACGCCTCTTCCACGCGGACGAGACCGGGCAGGCAATGGAGCGCGCAATCGAGCGGCACCCCCTCCCGCGTGACGATACGTCCGTCGATATAGAACGCCCGGACGCCGTCGACCTTGACCTGGCCGATCCAGTTGCCGTCGATATCGTCTAGGACGCCGTCCACGGGCATCGGGCCGAGCTCCGGGGCATTAGGGCCACCGCGGACGAATTCGAGCTTCTGGCGCTCCGCTGGACGTTCCGGCGCGGCTGGTCGGCCGAGGATCTTGCCCATCATGTGGGTGAGGAGGTTAGGCATCATTTGACCTCCCGAAAGCGGACAAAGTGCCGCTCGGGGTTGGGCTCTTCCGGGTCGATACTCATCAGCTGGGCGACGCGTGCGCCGATCCGCAGTTCATCCTGATTTTCATGCGCCGTTATCAGCGCCTGGCGCAGCGGTTCGGTGAGATAGAGCACCGGCCGGGTGTAACCGTCCTTCCACACGCTATAGGCGAACGTCGTTTCGATCAGATCGCGTTGTTCGTTGGTGAGTTTGGGCATCACTCGCCCCCCTTGCGATCGCGGCGAAATGCCTCACGGTCGAACCATTTCAGCACCGCCCGGAGCGGCACCTTCACCGGCGTCCCGTTCTTCAGCGCCGCCCGGGTCGTGGATTCACCGATCCCGAAATCCCGCTCGATCATACGCGGCCAGGTTACACCCGCGTCAGGGTTGCCATAGAGCCACTGGAGCGCTTCGAGGTCGGTTTCGAACGAGGGTGGATCGAAGTATTTGGCGATAACGCTGTCTGAGGCATCCTTTAATGGGCCTTGCCAAACCGTCACGTGTGAAGGTCGCGCAAAGTTCTCCTCTTCCCATTCCTCAGCCTCAGCGGTGACAATGCGGCCTAGATCGCTTTCCATATCGATCAACGCCTTGAGGCCACGGGCGAGCGTCCCAGTCTGTATTGCGCGACGCTTCGTCACCTCGCCAGGCTCGACGCTGCAACCCTTGGATTCCGTAAGCCATTGCTTGCGGCCAAACTCGGGCATGTTGAGATAATAGACCGCGAGCTCGGTCCAGCGCGTAAAGCCGTCACTCTTGCTAGAGGCAAAGGCGATCCGGGTGGCTTTATCGAGCGGGATATGTTCGGCGTTCATGGCGTCCATTTCGATTGTAGAGTCGTGGCTTGTCATTGTTGTTACCTTTGATCCGGGCACGGTCAAACCGTCGTTTCAGGCGACGGCGCGAAGGGGCGGCATCGCTCCGAAGCGCGTTCCCACTGTCCCGTCATCCCAGCGCTCGAGCTCATCGCATCGGGCCTGCAATGCCTTCTCGGTCAAATGGAAGGTATGAACCCGATCAGCGAACCGCGCTTTCATCTTGTCGACCAAGCGATATTCGCAGTTCAGGCGGTTTTGCAGGTTGCGGCCGAACAGCACGGCCCGACGGCGCTTTTCGTCACCACGTTCGCGCAGCTGCTCGTTCGTGATTTCGAGCCCACGATTGCGGGTTTCAGCCTCATCTGCCCGCGCTTCCATAGCCAGGCACCGCGCATTAACCGCCTCCAAAGCGGATCGCAGAAGCGCGCGGTCACGTCGCTGTGCGAGATAAACGTTGATCGTTCGCACCCGTGCGGCGTGGAGACGCGCAATCCTTGCCTCGTGACGGACAATCACGGTTTCTTGATGGCTAATCGCGTCGAGCAAGTTTTCTTCCCGCTCTGCATGATCGGGAGCCGTCGTCTTCACTGGCTGAACCGGCGCGACGCCAGAGAGTTGCGACTCGAGCGCGTCAAGTCGCGCGGTCAATACAGCGATAGCATCAGCGACCAATTCCGCCGCCGGGGGTGCCAATTCCTCCACTGGGGCGGGAGCGGGGGCTTCGATGTCCACCGCTACTGCGACGGGGCTTTGCGGCTTTTTCACCTTGCTTGTTTTGGCAATCGGACCCGCTGCAGTCCGTACCGCTTCCCGATCCCATATCACGCCCAGCTTTTTAGGGTCGACGGGCAGCGTTTGCGAGCTGATGACATCGCCCGATTCGTCGAGCGTTTCCATAGTTACGGGGCGAGTGATCCGGCCCGGCATGGGAATGGAATAGGCGCCGGTCTCATATTCGGGCGGTCGATTTCTCCATTCGATCCGCGTCGTTAAGGTTTCATAATCCAGCACTTCGACCTTTTCCAGGCGTTCGAGTGCACGCTGCCGGCCGCACGTAATCCCATTGAGATGGTAATCCCAATCATCAAAATGAGCGAGGCCGGCCCGGCCGACAAGAAAACCGAGATAGCAACGCCTCTCTTCATCGGTCGCGTGGCGGGCCTTATCATTCTTTCGCGTTTTTCCGGCGTCGGTCCACTTGGAAACGTCAAACAAGTTAAACGGCGCGGCTACAATTGTTGCGTGCATCATGGTTCGATTCCTTCAAGGCCCCGCCATCATCAGGCGCGAAAGGGGCGGCTTCGCGCGACCCGCCGGAGCGGGTTTCGGCTATTTTGAAAGGATGACGCCTAGAACGGTGCAGGCGAGAATGATCACGCCGGAAACAAGCACACCTAACCGGATGGTCTGGCGATCCATCGCGGCCCTTAGCTGTTCATGTGTGACGTGATCGGCCATGCTGTCTCCGATCTCGGATGCTATCGCGACCGCATGGGGGCGCGCAAGGCCTGCATCCTCTAGGCGCTGCATCGTGGCGATCGCGTTATAGGTGGGCATGGTCTAAGCCTCCTGTTCGTCGACGCAAATAACAGCGTAAGGGTCTGTTGGGTCGGCCAATTGGTCGAATTCAGAATTTACGAGTTCTTCCTTGCCGCTTCGCTCTGTGTCTAGTTCCTCGTCGGTTAGGTCGAGAAGACCAGTCATTCCTTGAAGAACGCGCAAACGGGCGTTTTCTGGACTGTCCGATTCAACTTCAATGTCATAGCGAACGGATGAAATCTCATCCTTGTAATAGCGAACACAGTATTTCATTGTCCCGCCTCCAATTCTGCGATGTAGGCTTCAGCGGCGGCGCGTGAGGGGAAATCCTCGACCAGTTCCGGCTCATCGCCCGTAACGTCAAAAACCGCCCATATTTCGGCGTCGGCTTCATCGCACATCACGAAATAGGTTGATCCGTCCGCCCCTTCGTCCGTGCCCTTAAAGCTGTCGCGTTGTGGCTCGACCTCATAGGACGTATCGGGCTTAGGCACCCAAACCCACGCCTGCACCCATGTACCGGCATCGCCCTCAGACGCGCCGGCCACATCATCAATTTCCAGCTCGTCTGTGGCGTAGAGGTCGGAGGCCTTTGCGAGTAGTGCAGGGTCCGCCCTATGGTCTTTTGCCGTGGTGATCAGGCCGATTGCTATGGTGCACGCGATTGGATCGCGGCTCATGAGGGCGTCCTGTATCTGGTCGATATGCTGATGGTTTAGATAGGCCATGTTCAACCCTCCTGCACTGCGAGCTGCACCTGTGGCACAGGCAGGTTGTTAGCGAGGTAGATGCAGCCGCCTATAAGGCAGGCCATCAAGGCGCCTAGCACCATGGGGAATATCTCTTCGCGCATGATCAGGCCCTCCCGTGGGCGTGCTGATCGGGGACAAGGAACCAGTCCACGCCCTCGGTGCCATAGATGGTGGGTTCGTCCTCGATGGCGGCGACCCATACATAGCAGTTGCCAGCTTCTGCAGGCATGCCGCCAGCGGCCCACCATCCCGACCATCCGTACTTGGTGGCCAGCGCTATGGCTGCCTGAGCGTGGTTCGCCTCAGGGTTGAGGGCCCAATCCCAATGCTGGGTCACTGCGCCCGCTGCTGCAGTTGCCCTAACGCGAGAGCCCTTGGTGTTGGTGGGCCCATGCCACTTGGTGATGATTGCCTGTCTCATGATCAGGCCTCCCACACGGGGCGGGCCACATAGCGCACTGCGCCATATGCCATGTCCCTGCGATCACAGGTGCGGGTGGCGTTAGTCCGCGTTTTGACAGTGGCCACGATGGCCTGCGTCTGCATGTCGATGATGTCATATCTGATGGGCTTCATTGTTCGTTCCTTCGTTCATGTCATTTCCGATCGCAGTGCGAATCGGTTGACCTATTCAACATACACCAATGCACGCACTGCGCAATAGTTGCGTGCAAATAAATCGACCTTTCAACCCCTCGAGGCCGCGGGTCCTTCCCAGCGATCCCCGCCCCGTAAGCGGTTAAGGACCGCTAAAGTCGCGAGGCTTTGAAAAAAATCGTTATTGCAAAACGAAAACGGGAATAGGTGAGCGCAATAGTTGCGTGGCCCAGGTCGATTGGCAAGTTTATCGGATCGCCGTAGAAAGCCGCATGCCTCTGAACATCGGCCAGGCCATAGAATTCATCGTCCACGCCTACCCGCGATGCGTGAAGGAGGATATTAGAACGCCAAAGATGAGAGAGGCGCTACATCTGATCATGGCGCATTTTCCGGCCGCCAAACCCCATCTCGTCGAGCTGTGGTATCGACTTGAATATCAGCCGCAGTTGAAGGTGCACGAGCACGCCATCAAACTCGCCCCAATCCACCGGACCTATCGCATCATCGAACGGAAGATGGGTCTTGAGGGGTGGTATGGGTCGCCCACACCGGCAGACCGGATGAAGATGGAGCGGGTCCGGGCTTTGACCGCGGATGCTCTACATCAGCCGGGCTTATCGAGCGACGAGTTATCGTCACCCAGGAGTTGATTCTGTCGAAGGAACGTGCAAATCTCGTTTTGCACAGGAGAGGTTCGGTACGTTCAAACGTCCGAGCTTTCACCGGGAGGGTCGGCCGAAAGGTCGGCCCTTTTCCTCATCATCCCTTCTCCCTGTTCGTGCCGGGGGTGGGATACCCATAGGCATCGACCAACATATGCCGGATTTCGTCCCGGCTCATCGTATCGACCACCACTGATATTCATCGTCGTCCGAAGGCGGGCCGACATCGAACCAATAGGAGGCCGCGACCACCAAGGCGATCACGGCGGCGTAGAGAATTAGATCTATCATGGCGTCTTTCCAAACATGCGAAGCTGCCAGGCCTCTCCCCAGCTTTCCTTGGCGTCCTCATCGCGACAGGCGTCACAATCGCAGCGGTTCGCGTCCAGCGGCCGATCGGGATCCCACACGGCCCATGCGTTGCGCCTGTCAGCGCGGCTGTGACGGTTGGGCATGAAGCCCCGGCCGGCGACGAAGCATTTCTGGGATGCGTCATATTCGACGCCTGAGTTGCGGCGTCGGTAGGCTGCGATGTCTCCGCTCGCGATCTGGGTCGTCACGTTGAAATAGCGCACGATGTCACCGCGATTGATGCGCCGGTGCCGCACCAGGCGGTCCTCAATAAAGTCCAGGCGGCGGTCCATGAACCAGGTCATTTCTTGCCGTTCCTGGCAGGAGTGAAGCTTGTCTTGCCCGCCCCCGTGAAAGCTGGTTTTAATGACGGCTTGGGCGGCAATGGCACTCGATCCCCTACGTTGAGATCTCGCCGTGCTTTTGGCGGGCAGCTGTGTACGTCCTCGAAAGTCCGATCAGCGCCACAGATGATGCACTTATTCTCCGGCATTACCGCCACTCCGGCTTGATGCCAGCGTTGCCGAAGAGATTGATCCAGCCGCCCATGCCATCAGTGTCCGGATTGAGCTTGCCGGCCAAAATGCGGTCCACGGTTTCAGCGATCCGCGCGATCGCGGCCTCATCGTTCGCATCCCAGAACTGCGCCATGAAGTTGGCAGGCTCTAAGCGGTGCTGAACGACTTTACCGGTGCGGAGCATCTCGTCTCTGCGAGCCTCAGGGTTCAGCGCAAAAAGAACCATCTCGTAACCAGCGCTGGGAACGTGAATGATCGCAGGCGGCATCCCTTCGATCGGCCGAAGGTGACAGAGGGAGAGCATATAACTGTGCCAGATAGGGTGCGCCCACCTTGCTTCGATGACCCACATGGCCAGGCAGCCGAGGTTCGGCGCGACGCCCTTCTTAGCGAGGCCAGCTAAATCTATCTGCCATGCAAGGCCGCGATCATCGCACTTCTCAGGTGGCGGCATAGACTCAAACACGTTCACTTCACGATCTCCCCGCCCCTGACCTCAACCCAGCCGTCGAGACCCATGCAGCCGCCATCGGTGAGGATCATCATCGTCTCGCCGAGCAGGTATTCGTTGCAGTCGCCGGCGAGCGCAGGTAGCTTGGCGATTCCGCGCACCTTGCCGATCGAAACGTAGGTACCGTAGGGGGTGACGCCCTTCGCCCGAGCGGTATCGGTCCTCATAGCATCCTCGGTGTCGGCATCGCTGCCAGAGCTGCTGGATTGAGCCAGATGCACTCGGTGCGAGGCCGGGCGCCATCCGCCCAGGCGTTACGGTTGAAGCGCTTCCAGCCTGCCAGCGTGTCGTCGTAGATCTCCGAGGGATACCCGGACAGCACGACCATTCCCCGGAGCTGCTGCAAAGCCGCCAGGAGCACGTCATGATCCTCGGTTTCCATATCGTGGACGTAAACATGGTAGCCAGCACCACGCCGGCGCGATCCGGCCGACCTGGTTTGGGGTAAATAGGGCGGATCGACGTAATGCAGCGTGCCGGAAGCGTCGACTCGCTTCATGAGTGCGATCGCGTCGATATTCTCGATCACGACTTCGCGCATGCGATTGATGATCAGTTCCAGGCCTTCTGGGAACGAGGCCCATTCCTTTGCTGGCAGTTTCAGCGTCGACGAAACATTGGCGCGAAACCCGGTCCGATAGACGCCATTGGTCCCATCCGACCCAAAGCCCTGAAAACTGCGGACGATGGTGCGGCGCGCGCGCTCAATCGGATCGTCGGAAAGCTCGTAGGCCTGGTAGAATTCATCGCGCGCATATGGCGTCAGGCGCAGCTGGCGAACGAGCTCGGCCGCTGCCACCGGATCCCGCAACACCCGGAACAGGCCGACAAGGGTCTGGTCGAGATCGTTCCACACTTCGGCCCCCGCAGGCTTCTTCTGCAACAGGACACTGGCGGCTCCCCCGTATGGCTCGACGTAGGTCACATGCGCGGGGAAATGGGCGATGATCCAACGCGCGATCCGCCACTTGCCGCCGTGCCAGCGCAGAACCGGACGAGTGCAGGGCTGGTCGAGTTGCTTGATCTCGGTCATGCCGCCTCCCGATCGTCAGTGATGCACATTTCCGGTGCGTTGGCTTCGATCAGCGCTTTGCTCATCGGTGGGCAGACGCTGTTCCCGATCATCCGGATCTGCGAAGCGATTGGCAGTCGACCCCGGACCTTGCGACCTGATTTTGTGACACGATCGCACACTGGATCGAGGATGTAGGTGTCCGGAAAGCCCTGCGCCCGCGCGAGCTCCCGCGGCGTGAGCATACGCATACCGATATCGACGATGGCGTACTCCTCGCCGTCTATAGTGACAGTTACCAAGCCGAAGCGCGCCTTGGCGGTGATCGCGTCCAAAGGCTTATCGGCTGTTTGCCCGTGCTCTGCTGCCCCGTAATACTTGACCAGGAAAGCGAGCACCTGCGCGAAATGCTTGCCGCCGGCGCTGATGGTGTGAAGCGGTTCGTCGACCGGCTGCCCATCTTTCGAAGTGCCGCGCAATTTGACCAGGCTGGAGGCGACCAACGCTTGGTGAGGCCCGCGCGTGGCTACGGTGCTTAGCGGCTCTTCGGCCGAATGACCTGCATTCACTGTCCCGCCCGGATTGGTGTTGAACTGAGCTAAATGCGCGACCGTCACAGCGAGCGGGGGAGCTCCTCCTGGGCGCTTTATGAAACTATTGGCCGTGATTGTGGGTGCTGGATCTTCAAGGGACTGACCATCACTGTTCCGCCGATACTTGTGAAGAAATGCCGCGACGATCGCTGCATCCGCCTTGGCGGTTGTTGTAGGATAAGGGCCATCGGGATCGACTGGCCCGCTTTGTGCGCGCCTACCGCCGACGCCGACAATGGTCGCGGAAACAAGCGCGGTCTTGCCGCCGCCTCCAGGCATCGCTGTGGGCATTGGTTCGTCGATGTCGGCTCCCTTGCTCTTACCAAATTGTCTCTCCAAAATCGGTGCGACAACAGCAAGTTCACCGCCATTGGCAGTCGTCACGGTGCGGAGCGGATCATCAACCGAATGCACGCGCATATCTCCGCTGTGTGTCACCGGTACGATGAAAGGGCGTGAAGAATTGACGACGTACCGCATGATGCCAGCCGCGATCCGCCTGCATGTCGCATCTTTCAGCGGCCGCTTTCTCTCGAAGATCGAAGGGCACGGGATAGACCAGTCGATGCACTCGGCGGCCGTCCGCCATGGCAGACGTTGCCCCGACAGTACTTCCGGCGTGCCAGGCTTGCCATGCGTAGGTTTGGGCCAGACGATCGGCCGCTTATCGCAGCGTGCAATGACAAAGAGGCGCTTCCTGGAGGTCGGTGCTCCGTAATCACAGGCGCGTAATTCCCGCCATTGCACCTGGTAACCAGCACGCCTGATCTTCGCGACCCATGCGTCAAAGGATTTGCCCTTCTGGATCTTGCATGGCTTGCCATTTGCATCGAGCGGGCCCCACGTGCGAAATTCTTCCACGTTCTCAAGCCAGATGACCGTGGGCCGCATCGTCGGCCCCAGGCGCTTGATGAAATGCGGGACGATATCGGCCAGGTCGCGAATCCGTTTGTCTACGGGAACGGCGCCCTTAGCTTTGCTGAAGTGCTTGCAGTCAGGAGAAAACCAAGCCCCCCCTACCCTTCGACCGCCAGCCACATCCAAAGGATCGATGGCATAGACGGACTGACAGAAATGCTGAGTCCCAGGGTGATTGGCTTCATGGACCGCGATCGCTTCTGGATCGTGGTTTACGGCGACGTCGACCGATCGACCCATCGCTTGCTCTGCACCCTCGGAGGCGCCGCCACCACCGGCAAAGTAATCAACGAAGATCGGCTCGAGGATCATGCCGCCATCTCCTGTTGAAACGACGGCCAGGCGCGAACGATGGCATCCATCGCCGGCGGATTGAACGATGCCGAGGTCGTCTTGCCGCTTCGCTTCTCATACGATTCGACGGTCCACTTGCCGGTGTCGAAGCGCATGTGGATCGACAGATCGCAGTCCTCGAAAACTTTGCGAGATGCCATCAGGGTGATGTGCTCAGCCAC